TTCATCACCGTCTGCACCCGACACGCCCACGATGTAGCCGTAATGGAACTTCATGAGGTTCGCGCCGCTCGTGCCGTCGGCGGCGCGCCACTCGCGCTGTGAGCCTCGCGGGTTCTCGATCACCACAGGGATACCGGCCACGCTCTCGCGGCCTTTCTTGTAGTTACCGGCGTCCTGCTGCGCGACGCTAGGCGTCGGCCGCAGGTTGTGACCGTATGCGCTCTCATGCGCGGCTTGTTCGATGTTGGTGTAGGCGTCCATTGAGCCATTGTCGGGTCGCGCGCGCGCGCGAGCCCGGCGCGTTTTCCTGCTCAAATCCGTTGCACATTCAAACGTGACAACATACAATTAAGACTCACTCACCAACGGGGGAACCCATGAAACTGAAACTCAGCAAGAAAGTGCAATCGCTCATACTGCCGACGGAAGGCGGGGCGGCTGGTACGGCTCCGTTCGAGGGCGCGCAGTCAGTGCAGGCGATCATTCGCGCCCAGTGGGCGGCGGGCGGCATCGCGAAAGACGGCTCGATCAGCGTTGAGGTGCCGGACCTTCAGGCGGAATTGTTACGCGGGCATGCAACGGCGCGCCTCGCTGCTCTTGAGGTGTCGCTCGCGAACTGTGCGACGGACGAGGAGCGCAAGCCGTTTTTCGGGGAAAACAGCGCATGGCGCGCCCTCATGCGCCAGCTTGATCCAGTCGCGGCGTAATTCGCTTGCACCGGGTTTCGTGACAACATACAATAGACCAACGCAAACGAGGAGCGCGCCATGCAACTGAAGTCAAACGCACCGGAGGTCAAGTGGATAATCCGCAATGCTGCGACGGATGACTTCGCGCGCTCACTCGACAAGCGCCTGCGCGAAACCGGCGACTTGACGGATAACATGATCGGCGCGGTCGCACGCATCCTCGCGCGCAACGCTTCGGCCGTCGCCATCGACGCGGCCGGTGTTGAGCGTATCGTTACGTCGTTCACGAATGCGGCGGAAAGCGGCCTGAAGCGCCCGAAAATGTTTCTCGGCGACTTCACCTTTGCTCTTGCCATGAGCGGGCGCAACAAGGGTGCGATTTGGGTCACGGAAGGGTATGAGCGCGGCGGCAAGTATCTCGGCAAGGTCGCGGACGCCAAATTCACGGCAAGCGACGCCTGTACGGCTGAGCAACGCGCCGCTGTGCTCGACGCTTGTGCAGACCCGAAGAAAGCCGCCCAGGCGTTCGGGCAGGAAACCGGCCGCTGCTCGTGCTGCGGTCGCGAACTGACGGACCCGGAAAGCATTGCAAACAGCATCGGCCCGATCTGCGCCGGGCGCTACGGATTCTAAGGAGAGGGCACATGCTGGAGCAGTTTGACGAATTCACGATTGAGGACAAGGGCGGCGACGTGATGCCGTTCGTTGTCTATGGATGGGCGGACTACCCGCCGCATTCGGTGCTCGCAGGGCAGCGGCGCAAGTCGTTTCTTGAGGCGTTCGAGACTGAGGAATGCGCACGCGCGAAATTCCCGACGGCTCAGGAGGGAACGCGTTTCCGCAGCGCCAATAACTCGGTATCGCACCTGCCCGGCCCGGATGATCCGGTTGCGGGTGGAATGTACCCCGACGACTATTAACCTCGCCACGGCCCGCATATCGGGCCGTAGGCGTATCTGCGAGTGAGCAGCATGGCAAAGATGACAAAGGCGCAAATCGCCAACCGGCTCGAACAAATCGCGCTTATGGTCAACCGGCTTGACGCCGACCTGAAGGCGCAATATGGCGAGGAGGCCAACGTGTTTTTCGAGGCCGACGGCGGCATTCACGCGATGGACGGCGACGATACGGCGACAAATCGCACTAACGCTGGCACACGCCAGAAACACGTCATCGCATCGTGCACGACGTACAGCCGCCACGGCGTAGGAGCATGGTAATGGACAAGCATTTTCAGACCATCGAGCGCGAGCTTAATGCCGCAATGGATGCCGTCGAAGCGGGCGAGGGTGATCGCGCTGTGCTGCTCGAACGGCTCGAAAGCCTTTTGAACAACGTGCGCGGCAAGCGCTTCGCAACGGGTTTTTCCCTATTCGGAAAGACGTTCAAGCCGGGCGGCGAGGCCGCCGAGGAGATGGAGGGCGTCGAGCCGCCGCCGCGCGCATTTAACCGCGGTGACCTCGTGCGCACGAAAGACGGCTATCTGGCCTACGTCGGATTTTATGACCACCGGCAGCGCGTGGTCGCAAACGTCGTCTATCAGGCATGCGAGTTCAACGAGGGTGATCTGACGGCGGTGAAGGAATAACGATGGTACGGAAACTGATTAACGACAAGCCGATGACACCCGCCGAGCGGCGCAAGCGCTCCAATGCCGATAAGGTCGCGCGCGGAGAACGGCTGCTGCATACGTGGCTTGTTCCAGAGGCAGCGCAGGCGCTCGACTCAGTCACCGGGCCGGACGGCTCACGCGGCGCGATTGCGCAGGCCGTCAATGAAGCCCTGATTGCCTACGCGCGGCGAAAACGTGTCTGACAGAGCGCCTAGTCGCCCGTCCAGGGCGTAAGGTCGGACAGTTCATCGCGCGGCGCGAGAATCCATTTTTGCGCATACGGGTAGATGCCGACGGCACTCGTCATGCCGACGACTTCATACCCGATCACCACACCGCCGCCTGGCATCATCGCAATCAGGTCGTACTTTTTGACGTGAAAGCCGGGCACATCAATCGGCTCCACCAACGCCTCAAGCAACTGCGTATCCGGCGCGAGCGCGTCGCGCCGGTCGGTGAGGTCAAGCGTTCCATCAAAGTGGCTTGTAATCAGCACCCGGCCCTCGCCAAGTGGCTGATAGTCGAATGACTCCTCATCCTCAGGCGTGAGCACGCCGAGCCCGCCCAAGGTCGGCAGGCCGCCCTCAGTCGAGCCGTCCGGCGCGGTACGGTTCAGCACCTTGCGATAGACGAGACAATCCTGCGCGTTCGGGTGCTTGAGCGTGACTGTGCGCGCTGCATTCTGGATAGCGACGGGGACCGAGTTAATCATTTTGCGTTCTTCATGATTTCGTTGAACTGCTCCTGCGTGATCGCACCAAGCGAGAGCAGGGAGCGGGCATTGCGCTCGATCTTACGCGCATTGGCTGACGGCTTTTCGGCTTTCGCCTTGGCTACGGCCACTTCCTTTGCAGAGGCGCGCGCGCGGCGTTTGGCGGCCTCCTCAGCCTTTTGCGCCGACGTCTTGAGGTTCGTGCTCGACCGGCGTTTGCTCTGCTGCTCGGCGGCGTGCTTGCGAATGTCAGCCGCCTTGGTGCGTTCGGCCTTCAGCGCCTTGTCTTCGAGCGTATCGCGTTTCTTGATGACCTGATCCGCGATTTTGGCCTGCACCTTGGCATCCTTCAGGATGACGTGCATCACGCGCAATACGTGCTTGCAGGCACAGCCAACGAGCTTCGGATTTCGGATTTTCGGGAAACCCGTTTCCGCGCGGCCATAGTTGTACTTACCGATGGTCGCGATGTAGCGATACCAAAAGGTGTGACGGCCGCAATCGCAATCGAATTTGAGCCGCCCCTTTGCCACGGCTTTGCCGATTTTCTTCAGGTCGTTAGGCGATGCGCCCACGGCCGCATCGAAGTCCATGAATTCGACGTGCACATGGTGCCGCGAAACGTCCGAGTCCGGCCCGGCGTTCGTGATGAAGTGAAAGAGCGGGCCGCGCACCGACACCGGCACGGCCATGCGGATTTCACTGTTTGCGCGCTTCGTGTCCGCGTCTAGCGCCAGGTCGATCACGCCTTGCGCGGTGATGCCGCCGACAAACTTTTTCTTCAGCCGGGAGACATTGGACTGAAACGCGCGCAGGTCGCTCAGCGTGATCGGCCTGAGTTCGCCGCGCAACGACGTTTGCAGCAGGCGGCCGCCGTCATACTCGCCCGATACCTCATTGGGGTTGAGGATGGTTGCGGCGGCCTTGCGGCGGTCAAGATCGGCCCTCGAGTTTTGTTCGGCTTCCTTGCGTGCGGACGGCAGGCGCGCCGTCGCTCGGTCAATCAAGTGCTGAATAAGCGGCTGCTTCGGCATCGGTCAGATAGTTGGTTTGACGCTTGATTAGCTGCAACTGGGTGAAGTTGGGCAGCACGAGCACCTGCTCAGGCAATACCTGTTCGAGCGTATCGAGCCCGGCCGCCGCAAAGATCACCATGAACTGTGAGCGGTCGCCATATGCCCGGTACGCCGCCAGCGTCAGGTCGCCGCGCTCATCGGGCAGCGTCTGATAGCGGATCGCGCTCGCCCAGTCGGGCGTCTGCGTCGCAAAGCGGCGCACCGCCCGCACAAAGGCGGCCGTAGTAACGGGCGTGATGGCCATTACGAGGCGTCCGTCGTGCCGGTGCTTGCGGCGGCCTGTGCTGCTGCCGCCTGCTCGGCAGCGGCCTGAGCGGCGGCCTCAGCCTTGGCGGCCTCGTCGGCTTCCACCTGCGTAGTGATCGCAGCCTCGTCGGGCAGCGGCGGCCAGTCGGTCGTCGCCGGGAAGTCCGGCGCATTGACGACCTTCACGAGACTCCATTGATAGGCGGCCCATGCCTTGAAAATGCCTTCCTCGACCGGGCTCAGCAGGCCCGCTGCCTGCGCATCGGCCTTGCCGTAGTTCTTCTGGCGCGCAGCGGCCATCAGCGTGTCAAATTCCGCCATTGCGGCGGCGCGCACCTTCGCGATCACGACAGCCTCATCAATCACCCACCCGGTGCCGTCCTGCCATTTGTATTCATCGGAGGGCGGTGCGGTTTCGGTGAGCCCGACGTCGTTAGGTGCGATGCCCACCACGGTGATTTCAGTCGGCGCGCCCGTCGTCTTGCTGTAGAGCGTGATTGCGCGATAGTCGGGCTTGAGAATCCATGCGCCATTCACGAAGAAAGGCCAGGTATTGCGCGGCCGGTCGGGCATGGGCACGTCGGTGCTGAATGCTGGAATGAGCCAGCCTTTCGGGTTGGACGGGTCCGGGTCGGCGAGACGGCTGGAAATGTACTGGCCGGTGATCGAATCGTACTGGTTGACTAGCATGGGGAGCCTTGGGTTATTGATAGCGGATCATTGCGAGGAGGGCGACGTTACGGCCGCGCGCTTCGCCGCCGCCGTCGCCGTTGACGGTGATGCCGTGGGTATGACTGCCAGCGGCACCGATACCGACGTTATGGCCGTGCGTACCGTCGCCGAGAATGCCAATGCCGGTCGGGGCCGGGTTCGTGAATTGCGGGAATGAGTAACCCTGACCACCACCGCCGAGGCCGTTGCCGCCGCCGCCCGTTTGCACCGTGAAAATGCCGCCTGCTGCCGAGTGGGAGTGCTGAGGATCGCTCACGCCGTGGCCGTGCCAGCCCTGCGCGTCAGTCCATGCGCTATGGACGTGATCGCCGACTGCCGCAGCGCTCGCGCCGTGCGCGTGAAAAATGTTCTGCGATGCCTGATAGGTGCCGATACCCCGGCCTGAATCCGCGCCGCGTCCGTCATCCCACGAGCGAATGTGTTCGCCGCGCACATCGGGAATGCGAAAGGTCGTTGCGCCGTCGCCGGTCGAGAAGCACCCCCAACTGTTCGCGGCCCACTGAGCATCAGAGACGAGCGCGCCGCTCGCCTGCGCATACGCCCACAGGGCAGGGTAGGCCGCGCGACTGAGCACGGTGCCATTCATCTTCAGGTAGCCTGCGCGCGCGCTCGTGCGCGCCTCCCAAACCGTCGTGCCGACAAGCGCGGTCGAAATGGCGGAAGTCACGTATGCCGTGGTGGACAGGCGCGTGCTGTTGTCCGTTGCGGGCGGCGTGGGCGCTGTCGGTGTGTTGACGAATGCGGGGCTGTCGAGAAAGGCGAGCTTGCCCTTATCGACTGCGTCTACGGTCACCTTTACCGCGCCTGAGCCATCGCTCGCGAGGCCGAGATAGACCTTGTTCGCGCCCTGGCCGATACCGCCGCCCTGCTGCACCGGCGTGAAGCCGATCAGCGGCTGTTTGGTGCTGACGACCTGAGTGAGCGCGGTAACGTCCGCATCGGTCGCATACTGCGGGTGCGGGTCGGCTTCGGCCTTGTGCTGAAGGATGAGTGCAGCCATGCCTGCCGGGTCCGTCGTGACCGTGACAGTGACCGAATCGGACGGCAGCGTGGACACGTCGAGCGTGTACGCGAACGGCACGTCAATGCCCGCCGACTTGATGAACAGGGCAGAATCTGCGCGGCTCCACACGGCGAAAAGCGTGTTGCCGGAATAGAAGCCGATTTCGCCGATGTACTTGCCATTGGGCGAACGGCCGCCAATGTCAGTGTCGCCGATAGTCGCGCCAAGCTGGATAGCCGTCGCGCTGGTTTTCGAGCCGCTGGTGACCGCGTAGCGCGCCACTTCGCTTTTCAGCATCACGAAGTCACGCACCGACTCATCGAGCGCGTACAGGGCCGTGCCTAGCGCGATGTGCGTGATCGCGACGGCAAAGCCGCTGCCGTTGTTTTGCGGAATGAGCGCAAGCCCGGCTTTCGTGATCTTGGGATTGAGTGAAAGCGTCACAATGACCTCAGAATGGTTCGCACCAATTCTCAGGTCGTGTGACGCGCGCGGCGGCGCGCGTTTTCCTACGTCAGATGGTCATGAACATGTCCGCCATATCCTGCGCGAACTCCGACGTGTCCTCAATACTCAGGGTGTTACCGGCCGCGTACATGATCGCGAGAATCGCAATCTGGCCGTTCGTGATTTCGGGCGAAAGCTGGTATCGCGTGCCGCTCGCATCGACCCCGCCTACCTGAATGGCATTCGTCGGCTTATGCCGCTGCACGGACGCAAGCAGCTCAACCATGCCCGTTGAGTCTGCCCGGAAATACCGGTCAATTGCGCCTGCGAGCTTGCCCTCATCGAACAGCATGTCACGCGAGGGCGCGCGCGGGTCGTTGCTCACGATGAGCGCGCCCGGTGTGCGCTCGCCGAATGCGACTTCCTGCGAGACGATCACGAGGCCCGTTCCGCCATCGACGGCCGCCAGAATGTTGACGGCCTGCCCCTTGTAGCCGTTGATTTCGGCTTGCAGAGTGATGACGCTCAATTTCGCACCTGTGTGATGTTGCCGTCGTTGTCCACGGTCGTCGTGCTGCCCGCGCCCGAATACGGGTTGCTCGTGGTGACTTCCGTCACAACCGGGTAGCCTGCCGGTGCGGCCTTGCCGTCGTTGGCCTCATTCGCACCCGGCGCCTGGAACACCGGAACCGTTGCGCGAAGCACGATATCGGCGACGTTGATGCGCAGGTTCTTTTGCGACTCCTGTGCCATCGCGCCCACGTTGATATCTTCGAGAACGACGGGAAATTCGACTGTCTGCCCGGCGAACTCAACCGGCTGCACGAAGCGCCGCCCATACGGGCCTTGCGTGAAAAGGTTGAACTGCATCGCAAGGCTGTGCGCCGTCGGCTTCTCAGGCGCGATAAACGCGACCTGCGTGCGGTAGTCATTGACGGATGCGCGCACCTTATAGGCGCGGTTCAGCGGATCGTCGGGAAGCATGACGTCAACCGGCGTACCGATGGCCGCGCCAAAGTCCACGAGCGAGGGCGTAAAGTCATCGTCAATGCACACGATAATCACCGGCAGCATGGAGGAGAGGCCCGGCCCCGATACGTTCTCGTTCTTGCGCCACTCGTTCAGGTACTCATCGACCTTGTCGATCATGCGGCCGGGAGCCCATACGATGCTACTGGCGAGGCCGCGCCCGATGTATTCGGTCATGCGTGGCGTGTCCGCGACGAGGCCGCTATAGAAGCGGCCCATGTACGCGCCAAAGCCCAATTGCAGGGGTGTTAGCAGGCTCACGTCACACTCCAAGGCCGCGCTTCATTTGCGCAATTGCGGGATCGTCCGGCGTGTCCGGTTCCTCGTCGGGGAGCTTGCCGAACGGCACGAGCTTGCCGGTGCTGAATGACCGCGCGCGCTTCACGAAATCGTTTGTCGCGCGCGTGCCGACCACGAGCGGGGCAGTGTGTCCGCCTGTGCTGTCGAGCAGCACGGTGCCCGCCTGAGCATCCTTCTGTGCCGCGAGTGAGAGCAGTTCGGCGTTCTCCTCGCTAAGCCGCGCGATGGTCTGCATTGCGAGCAGGTGATCTGCCTGCATCGAATCGAACAAGGTACGCATCATCGCATTGGACATTTGCCACTCGTGCGCGACGGCATCGAACAGCAACTGATCGGAGCCAAAGCCCGCGCTGTCGAACACGTACCCGCGATTGGTCGTGTAGTTCGGCTCGAACACGTAATCGAAGCCCGCAAAGACGGTCGGCATATGCTTGCCGAAACGGGGCTCGGCATGGATAGCCGACGAAAACCCACCCTGTTTGCTGCTGAAAAGCCGCTCGGCGATAGCGCCCGCGTCCGTATCGAGGAATTCCGCCTCGTGCGTGATGTTGCCCTCGCTGTCGGCGCTCAGATGCGTTGTCACGAACGCCGGTTCGATGTTGACCATGCGGCCGTCGAACACAATGGACTCAGGCGGCGTGAGCCCGAAACGGGCGCGAATCCAGTGCCCGTAAAAGCCGTTGAGGTCGCGGTTTTTGACCCGCTCCTGTACCTCGTTGCCATTCACGAGCGCGGAGAGCGCAGGCAGGTCGAAATGCCGATCCTTGCCGACGAACTGGCGGCCACGGTCGTGCACGTTGTAGGTGATCTTGCCGGTTTTCTTTCCCATTTTTACCTCGCTTAACTCAATGTGCCGAAGGCGAGCACCGGCATGACGCCCATCGCGCCGTTTGCCAGAGCAAGGCCGCCGTCGGGGCCAATATCATCAAAAACCGTGGAGAGTTGCAGTTCGAGCATCAGGCGCGCGGCCAGCACCGAACGGAATGCCTTGCCGACTTCAGCGAGTCCGCGCCCGTTGTCCGAGGAGACGGGCAGCGTCACGCGAATGCGCGAAGTCCTGAAGTGCATGATCGGCGTGGGCGGAATCGAGCCGTCCGTGAACGTCGCCACGCCGTTTTCATCGACGGTGTAATCCGCATAGGTGACCGGGTTGTCGCCAGTTGCGAGAAAGCTGTTCGCGACGGTGCCCGGCTCGTCCTGCGCGTAGCACGCGTAGAAGAAAAAGCCCGGCAGCGGGTTCACGCCGTTCGGGTAGATGCTCAGTTCGAGATGCGTGCGTGGCGCGGCAAGGGTCGCGGTGCTCGACACGCGCACCCACTGATCGAAGGCCGTATACATGCCACTGCCGCCCGACTCGATGCCGTCCCATGTCGCGCTGACGCCAAAACGGCCCACCGATTGCCCCGACGGAACCAACACCCATAGCGAGGCTGTACGAGCCCCCGCGACGGCGTTAATACCCGGCTGGATCGTGAACATGTAGTGCGGATAGCCGGTCGCGGTGAACTTCGTGACGTCGCCGGTGACGTTATCCGGGCCGACCGTAGCCGGGACATTCTGGCTTGTCCAGAAGCCGCCGAGATTTTGCAGCCAGGGAGCCGTGCTCAGATTGCGGCTATGGCGCAAAATGTTCATCGTCGGCGTGCCGTCAGAGCCCGACGTGAGGCGGGTCTGCCCTTGCCAGCTAGTCCGGTACAGCGTGGGCGCAGCCGTGCCGTCATACGGGTCGTAGACAGCCGTGATGCCGTTGCCGAGGTCTAAGGTGCCAAGCGGCGTGACGTGCTCAGGGTAGGCGTTAGACGTCGCAAGCGGGTGATACAGCGGCTCGACTTTCCAGACGTTAGGCCACGTCGCCTGTAAGTACTGGCGCAGAAAGATCATGCCGCGCCGCTTGTTGCGCGAGAACGCCGCTTTCATCAGAAAGGCCGTGCGGGTGTCGTCGCGCCGGATGAGCGGCAGGCCGTTTGCCTTGAGCACGCGCTCCATGAGGTCGCTGCTGCCGAGGTGCGGCATGCCGTACAGGTTCAACTGGCGTTCGTTCGGGCGTACATACCCCTCGAACACGGCCATGAAAATGGCCTTGAGCCCGCTTTCGAGTTCGTCATATTCCGCGCTGCCCTGAAGCGGTTGCAGCGCGGGAGTATCGACTGGAATCAGAGCCGTCGTCATCGCTCAGTGACTCCACAGGCCATCGTTGTACGTCGCCTGCGTCACGTTAATCGTGAGCGATGCGGCGGACACGTATCGGCACTGTTCGGGAAGCAGGGTTGCGGTCTGATCGGGTACGGTGATCTGGAAATCGCTGCCATCGTCTTGCAAGGCCGAAATGGTCTTGAGGGCGTCACTCACTTTCTTGCTGCTGAGCCTGAGCATGCCCTGCTTGGTCGCGGCGGTGCCCTGCCCGTAGAGGGCGAGCACGGCCGCCTGAATCTGCGCGGTGACGTCGGCGGGATCGTGCACGACGGACACCTGCGCAGCGACGCCGAGCGGAACCTCGACATTGACCACTGCGCGGAATGACACGATGTAGGAATCGTCGGCCGCCGACACAACGTTCCTGATCTGCTGTTGCGCCCAGGTCGTGTCGGTGCCGTCGGTGAACTCGAACGCCACGAACAGCTTGTTCACGTTCACGAGGCTCGCGCCGCGCACCGCCTCCTCGACTTCCTCATTCCAGACGGAGAGGAACGCGATATTGGGCAGGTTGCGACGGATGAGCGCGTCGAAGTTGCCGAGATAGACGGCATTCGCATCGTACTGCGGCGGCACACTCGCCCACTGGCGCAACGTGTCGATATCGACCGGGTCCGCGCCGGGCTCGGTCACCGACTGAAGCAAAAACGTCGCTTGCCGGTCGTTCGCATCGACGGTCGTTTCCAGTGTGAAGGGAGCATTGACGCCGACGGCGAGCGCGCCGTATGTCTCCTCAATCACAAAATCAATCTGAGTGCCGTTCGTGGGTTGGATGCCGAACGTGCTATCCCACCCGAAGCGCACCCAAAGCTGGCGCAATTCGTCCGTTTCGATCACGTAGCCAGGCTGACCGGCCGCGAGGTTGGCGAATTCCGGCGTGTACGGATAGAGCGTGCCTGCAATCGTCACATACAGGCCGCTAATGATCTGCTCGGCGTCATCGTTGGGCGGAATCTGTACGGAATAGAACGGCACCGACTGCGAGACGGTATTCGTCAGCGCTCGCGTGGTGACCTGCTTGACGCTCACCGTACCGGTGCCGCCCGGTGGAATGGTTGCCGCCGACTCGGCGACATAAACGCGGCCATACGAGTCGAGCAGGCGGCGGCCGACCACAATGGCAAGCGCCACGGCGGCCGGGTTGTTGACTGCGAGCACCACGCGCGGCGGCCGGGCAAAGGGCAGGATGCCCTTCATCGCCGCGTCCGCGAGCACGGTCGTATCGCGCGTCTTGTTGAACGCCTCGACGCTTTCCACGTCGATCTGTGCCGACACCATCGCGAGCATGGTCGCCATTGCGCCGAGCGACATGGTAATGCGCGGGTCACCGGCTTGCAGGTATGTCGCTACCGTCGGGTTGTTCTGCGCCTCAGCGGTGACGGCCGCAAAAAGGTCATCGCGGGTCAAAGCCATCAGTTATTGCCCCCTACCTGTACGAATTCACCCGCGACCTCGATGAACAGGTTGCGCTTGTCCGGCCCGTCATCGACGGAATACAGGTTGACGCTCCCGGCAGGCAGCGCGCCGAGCAGCGGCACGTCGGCGCGCAGTTTCGCAATGGTTGCGTCAGCAAGGCCGGATGCCATCGGCTTTTGCAGCATGTCCGTGACGATCTGACCGTAACCGCTTCCGAGATACCCATTCAGGGGCGTCGAAAGCCAGTGCGTCGTCATGTCAACGAGGTCGGAGGTGGGGATTTTTGCCATGCACAGATGCTACGGGCAGACCTCGAAATATAGACGCGTCGTTTTCCTACCGCATAAATATAGACATACCTATTGCAGTAGTTGCGTTTGCTCATTAATATGTCGATATTCCGTGACGGGAGACGTGAGGTGAAGCCGCGATATCTGTGCACTGCCTGCGGGTCAACACATAGGCGGCCCAATCTAGCCGTCGAGTGCTGCTCGGCGGGTGACGTGCTGACCTCTGAGGAGCTTGAGGCGATAGGGCAGAAGCGGCTGTTTGACGACGGCCTGCCGCCTGCGCATCCCGTTGCGGTCGAACCGGACGGGCAGCAGCGCCTGTTCTGAGCGGAACAATAATTGACGGACGGCCCTCGCGCAGCACTGGTGAGGAGTACATATCAGCTAACGGGGTAACAACATGGCAATCAAGCATTCGCCGTTGCCTTGGTCCGATGCACCGGCCCTCTGTAACGGGCGCGGGGCGATTGTGGACTGCGACGGAATACAGGTGATGACAGCCGAGCAGGTGCGCCCACGACCGCGCGGCGTGGACATGTTGCGCGATGGCAATCGCAAGCTGGTCGTGATGGCGACGAATCACCATCACCGGCTGTCGTTTCTGTTGCAGCGCATTCTGGACTATCTGCCGCAAGACCACGCTAACTGGTTGCCAGCCGAGGTTTATGAGGCGGCGCAAACCGAAATGCAATCACTCAGGGAGGAGTCAAGGTAATGGCGGCGCGCAAGACTGATGCGGTAAAGGTGGCCGTCGCGCTGGTCGTGAAGGGCAAATGCCCGACGGCCTACGCGGCGGCCAAACAGGCGGGTGTATCGGCCTCCTCGATTCACCGCGACCCGATCTACAAGGCATGGAAAGCAGGCAAGGGGCAAAGCAAGCAATGAGCACGCAGATAACGCCGTATCAGGTCGAACTGTTGCAGCACACGTTAGGGCTTGCGGGAAAGACGCGCGGCAATCACGCGCCGTACCGCAATCACTTCGTGGCGGGCGACGGTCACCACGACATGAAACACCTCGAAGCGCTGGAAAGCATGGGCCTGATGGAACGCCGCCGCTCGCCGGGCTTTCTCGTGGACGGTGACATTGTGTTCGCCGCAACCGATACCGGCACGGCTGCTGCGCTCGCGGCGCTGCCGGAACCCAAGCCGCGCACGCGATACGAGGATTATCTCCACGCCGACGGCTGCGCGGGCGATTCGTTCGGCGAGTTCCTTTGCGGCGGCCGTCTGCCCAAGTTCGAGGAACGTAGCTCGTATTTGGGTCGATATCGCGAGGTCGAATACCGCATGTTCCGCGTCATTCACGTCGATGCGTATGACCTCTACGGCTGGCGCGACGTCGAAGGCGAATGGTGCAAGACAAGGAAAGAGGCAAAGGCCAGCTACAAGGCCGCGCTCAAACGCCGTCAGGAGACATACCGCGCAGCACTGCGGAGGCCCGCGCAATGAGCTTCTACGGGGTTCAATTCGGCGAGGAGCAGGCTGAACTGCTCGCGTTCTCCCATGAGCCTAACCGCACGCCACGCCCCGACGTTATCGGTGAGGTGGTTATGGCCGAAATGTGGCAGGCGCACATGCGCCGTGAGGCGAACGACCCGCAGGACGATTGCGATGAGTACGCATTCCGCGCATTGATGAACGCTTTCCCGTTTGCGCTCACGCAGCGTCATGCGACAGTCGCGGCCTCGTTCGTGAAATGGCTTGGCACGAACTGCGGGCGGTGCTTCCTGAGCACGGCGGCGCGCATCAGCGCAAAGCTGGACGGCGCGATGGACGCCTACGCTGCCGCGTGGGCGATGGAGAACACGCGGCATATCGGCATCAACGGCGGCTATCGAACAATCGAGGCAGTTCTCGCCACCGATGCGAACTACGAAAACGGCAGGCTGACACACATGCCGGACGTGAGCGCGCACGACTGCGAGGTGATTGACCACGTCGTTACATGGCTCGGCATGCGTGATGGGCAGGCGTTCGTCGCCGCCTGCGAAAAGGAAATCACGGCACGGCTCGACGCGCAGCGCGAGGAACGCATGCGCAAATTCTATGCGCCAAAGCCGAAAAACCGGGATTTATATCGATGAGATTCGACCTGAAAAAGCCGTGTCACAACTGCCCGTTTCGCACCGACGTGCCGCCCTTTCTGCATACGGCGCGCGTCGAGGAGTTGTGCGAGGCGATCATCACCAAGGACAAGACGTTTCAGTGCCACAAGACGATCACGCGCGACGACGAAGGCCGCGCGCGCTCGACCGACAAGGATCAGCACTGCGCGGGCGCACTCATCATGCTCGAAAAGATGGACCGGCCGAATCAGATGATGCGCATTGCCTACCGGCTCGGCATTTACGACAAACGCAAGCTGCACATGCGCGCGCCAGTGTACGACCAGGCGACAGACATGATCGAGCGGCATCGCGAACACAACGAGGATTGACCCGAATGAAAAGCAGCATGTTCCGGCTTGCGCATGCAGCCGTACTCGCCATCGTCTTTATCACGCTGTACGCGACGGCCCGATAAGAATTCACCACACCACATGAGCACAACAATGATCGACCTGAAAATCAAACGCCTGCACCCGGACGCCGTTATCCCCCAATACGCAACCGCTGGCGCGGCATGCTTCGACCTGTGCGCCGTCGAGCCCGGCGACGCCTTCAAGCCGCATCCAGTCGATCAGCACGCGGCCATTTTCCGCACTGGCCTCGCGTTTGAAGTGCCGCCCGGCTTCGCCCTGATGATCTACAGCCGCAGCGGCCACGGCTTCAAAGAAGCGATGCGCCTTTCTAACTGCGTGGGGGTGATCGACTCGGACTATCGCGGCGAAGTCATGGTTTCGCTTCGCGCCGACGGCGAAAGCTGCGCGAAGGTCCGCACCGGCGACCGGATCGCGCAGGCCATGCTCACGCTTGTGCCAGTCGCGCAACTGATCGAGGTCAATGAACTCAGCGAGACGGCGCGCGGCGAGGGCGGTTTCGGCTCGACCGGCACCGGCGCAATTCCGGCGCAGACGGCCGTGCTCGATATGGTTCAGTACGAGCGCGACGACGAGAGCATTCAATGCGCGCTGCTGCTTGTCGGCGAGGTCAAGGAAGTTCCGCTCGACGTGATCGCAACGTGGACGCTCGAACAGTGCATTCAGGCGCACGACTGGGCGCTTGCCGTGCACATGAAGGCATCGGATAACGATGATGTAGTGGTGCCGCCGCGCCCGGCGTTTCTCGACGCCTACGAAATGACCGCCGACGAGCGCTACAGCGGCTTTCGGATCGTCTGACATGAGCACACTTGAACTGACTGGAATAAGTGCGGAATCGGACGGTCTGCCCTTGCAAATGACTATCACGTCCGACCGGCTCAAGCAGGCCAGAAACAAGCGCTACCTGCGCTATCTGTGCCCTAGCTGTGAGAAAACGCACGAGTCCGAATTCAGCGCGCAGGAATGCTGCCCGCCAGAAGTAGAGGAAGTCTACGTGTGCCCCGAGTGCGAGGAAACACACGGCACGGCCGATGATGCGGAGAAGTGCGAGGCAGGGCACGGCAATGAGTTCGTGTCCGATCCTTTGTCGCTGGCAAAGTGCCCGGTTTGCATGGGGCAGCAGGACGACATTGAAGACGCGGTAGAGCACTGCCTTTGGAAGCGCATGGGTTGGGCCGAACGCGATCAACTCATCCGTGACGTCCGCTTGGGCCGCCACCGGCCGGAAAGCTACAGGAGCCATTGATGCCGGACAAAAAGAAAGCTAAGGGCGACAAGCCCCTGCTCGCGTACACCGTTCACGACGGCGAGGAAGGCTATACGGTCGTTTTCGAACGCAGCAGCGCAGCAGCGCGCCGCGATGGCGCGAACGAACTCAACTGCGGATTTGAGGACATCGCGTATTGCAGGCGCGCCCCTGAGTTCGATCAGTACGCGCCCGGCCCAGTGCCGCCGCAAGCGCAAATCGAGAATGGCAACTGGTGGTACGAGTGCATGGAGTGCACCGAGTACGTCAGCGACGAGACGCCGGAACCGGCCTATCTCGGACAGTTCGTGTTCTGCTCGAAAACGTGTTGCGCGCTGTTCGAGCGTGACCGGCGCGACGCGGTCGATTTCGAGGACATGGCCTGCGAGCTATTGGCAGCCTGCTATCCGGGCGCGCGGCTTGAACACGTCGAGCGGGTAAAGCACGATAGCCGCGTACCACTAAAACTCATGTTCACTTTTCCGGGCAGCCAGTATTCAGTGACGTGGACAACCGGCGAATCGACCGCGCTGGTTCATCCCGACGATGTAGACGCTTTTGTTTCCCTTTACCGTAAGAACCAACAATGAAAATCAAATTCTGCGACACAAACCCGGTTGTGGCGAACGCGCTGCATGTCGTTTTCGCCGATGTGGCGGACGTTACCGTAATGAACGGCAACATTCTGACGCTCACCGGCGACGCTGTCGTGAGCCCGGCCAACAGCTACGGCAGAATGGACGGCGGCATCGACGCGGCCTATGTGCGCCAGTTCGGCATCGAGATTCAGCGGCGCGTGCAGGCCGCTATCGGCGCGTACTTTGAGGACGGCATGCCAGTCGGTGAGGCAGTCACGGTCAAGACGGGACATGCCAAGGTGCCGCTTCTGATTTCCGCGCCTACCATGCGCGTGCCTGGAGTCGTCAGCGGCACGGAAAACGCCTATCTGGCGATGCGCGCAGCGCTGAAGCAGGCGCGACAACATCGCGTGGAGACGCTTCTATGTCCGGGCCTGTGCACGCTCACTGGCCGCATGGACCCGATGGAAGCCGCGACGCAGATGCGCCGCGCATATGCCGAGTTCCATATCAAACCGGACGGCGCATTGCTCGAACCCGCCGCGCTTTAATTCGCCCCTACTCATAGACATATCTATTGACAACCTCAATTGTGACAACATACGATTGAGGCTCACACACAACGGGGCAGCGGACATGTTCAGCGTCAAACTAAAAACCAAAATCAGCGCATGGCTCAAGCGACTCATCAACCGGGCACCGCTGCAAGTGCAGAAGCCCGCTGAAAAAGTAGCAGAGCGGCCCTTGCTGCATCTGGGCTTCCGCCCCTGCTCGTGCGGCGAAAATCTCAGCGAAGGATGGGTGTGCAAATGCAATTACCACCTCATCGCGGATCGCGACAAATGAGCCCGCATGACGCTGACGACGTACGCATGCTGCTCGACGCGTTCAGCATCGTGACGGGCGGCGTCACGGCTCTGATGGTCGCGGCGGCGTACCTCTATCCGGTGCTGCAATGACTGGTGAGAGCGTCAATCACGCGTACATGGCCCGCGTCTTTCTCGCGCAGGCGCGCGCAAAGCGTCATCTACCGGCAGCGCATGCGCTGCTGATGGGATGGGCCGCAAACCGGCGTTTGCGCCACGCTCAGGCAATGAAAGACGCGGCACAGGCCGCCATCAAACCCACGCCCGCACAGGGCGATTTATTCGAAGGATTGTTCTGATGAACGCCCCGACTGACGAAAACATTGCTGCTCGTGCCGTCGCGCTGCTGCGAGAGACTGGCCCGAAGCGCATCAAACCGATGGTGGCCGCGCTCAATACCTCATACGGCCGACTGATCGTGATTCTCATGCGCCTCGTGAAGGAGGGCCGCCTTGTGCGCCTGCCCGATGGCACCCGCGATAACAACACGGTCTACAAGTTCGCCGTGCCCGACGATGACGGCGCGAGCTATCCGGCACAGCGCTTCAATGCAGCGCAGACGCTTGCAGCTTTTCAGGATGCCGCTCGCCGCTTTGCAATGGGCGCATCGCCCACCTAAACACAAAGGAGATTCAAATGGGCTGGAAGCTGTTGAAAGAGACGTTCGGGATCAAGCACCATGTGCAGGTATCGAGCGAGGGTGTGCACATTGGTTCCGGGTATGTTTCCGACCTCGCGACCATCAACCCTAAAACTGGGGCGATTCGTGAGAATCAGACGTTCAGCCGCTTTCTGAGCGCGAACTATCCGGGCCTGCTCAACGCTAAGCCGGAAACACTCGTCAATATCCTCAACACGCCGGACACGTTTTTGCAATCGATCACCGTCTACACCTATGACGGAGGCGAAATCATCGAGAAGCAATGTGAGACGCCTGAATGGCCGAACGTCACACATGACGGCTGCATGATGTACGAAAACACCTTCTCAACCGACAAGGCTGAAGTCGTCAAATGGGCGAAGCGCAATGCGTCTCTTGCCGTCCACTATACCGGTGAGAGTATCGAGCGGGCCGAAAGCGAGCTTGCTTCGCTTCGCACCCGCCTCGCGGGTTTCGAGGCGGAAAAAAGCAAGCTGGATACGGAATATCCGACCATCGTAGCCGATCAGGAATGAACATCATCCACGAGCACGACACCGGCAAGGGATTCAAAATCCGGCGCGGCGGCGTATATCGCGGCAGCACCGGCGAGGATCGCCATGTTCACCTGATTCACAAGCCCGGCAGCGGCTACAGCGTGACGTGGGATAGCGTGCCGCTTGCTGAATACTATCGGCTCGGCGGCGCGCGCTACAGCGAGCGCGGTGACCGGCCACACGGCTATATGACGATGAAAGCGTTCAAGGATTGGGCAGTACGAGACGTATCGGAGGGCGTGAAGTGAACGACATACTTACGGCAGAAGGGCAGGCGTGGCTTGCTGCCGCAACCGAGGGCGGCAACGCGCCCGCCATCGAGCCGCCCGCACCGGACGGCGAGACACCCATATCCGACACGCCGCCGACCGTGCACCCGTCGCTCGATGCTGTTGGCCGCCTGACGCACGACAAGGCGGCTCGCATTGAGGAGCGGAACAATTACGAGGTCACCGGCTACGTGATGACGCACCGCGCGCTCGCGAAAAAGTGTGTGATCGACATGGCCGCCGTACGCTGGTTTCCGAACGTGCCGGAATTCATGCTGATAATGACCGGCCAGAAGGTCACGCCCGGCCCCGGTACGCCGCCGCTTGGGTATGCCGATATCGCCGAGCTACCGACGCCGGTGGCCACGGCCGTGCCGATCATTGCGAGCGCACCCTCGCGCCCAATCCTGACCGCGCCACCATCGGCGCGCATGCTCGGATCGACCGAAGAAGCACTAGACGAACTCGCGCGCGATCTAGGCATCGTTCAGAACGAGTCTATCCCGCACAACGCGGGCTGGTTCGTACCGGGCAAGGCCAATGCCTACGCCAGTTCGTTCGATGCCATCAAGGCGCTTGCGTATCACCTGAAAAGCGGCGGCACCGTCTACTACCCGGCACCCGCCGCCGTCGCCACGGCCATCACGGAAACAGCGAAGGCCGCGCCGCCGAAGAAGGTCATGGAGCCCGCGCCGGATGCGCCGCAAGGCGCGCTGTTCTAGTTGGAATGGGCGCGCACGAAACCGGGTAGGGGACTGCTATAACTTGGCTCCCATACCCGGAGAAAATGCAATGTCCGACCTCACCACGCGGCGTCAACCGCAGCCCGTCTGCCCAACATGCGCCCACGTCATGACCTACGATGAACTGATCGCCGTATGTGCCGACGTGAACGCCGTGCCCGTCGATCTTACGCGGCTCGCACCCGATGAAGCGATGGCGCAAATCTATTGCGTGAACATCGAATGCGGCAAGCCGTTCTGGATCAATGGAGGCTTTGCCGCTTTCTACACTACGGCCGTCGATCAGGACGACGTTTAAGCGTCCACCGACTCAGGCTGCCGGATTGAGCGCGACCGATACCGCGCCGTACTGGTAGGACTTGCTCAACGTGCCCGACGTCGGCGTGTATGCCCCGGCCGCGATGCGCGCCTTGCTCAGTGCAGCGAACGTCACTTCCGCATCGTCGGTTACATAGCCATTCACCTGCGAGGTCGAGGACACTGCCAGCGTGTAATCCGCTGATGGCGTGTAGGAGGTGGATACCGCGTTCGTGAAGTTGCCGCCTTGCGCCACGACCTGCAAAACGTACATCGCCTTTGGCAAGGTGATCGCAGGAAAGACCGGCGTGACCGCTGCAACTGCCTTGCGCGCGGTCGCCGCGACACCGTTGAACGGGCTCGCGCTGTTGACGCCGGAAAGCTGGATGATGCCGATGTTCATCGCATAGCAGGCCGCACCATTGAAAGCGTACGAGGCGGGCTCTGAGGCGGTCGCGATCTTCCAGAACACGCCTATATTTCCGAAGTTGTTACGCGTCGAAAACTGGAATGTCACGAGCAGCGTCCATCCCGTTGACGTGATCGTCGTCGGTGCCGTGCTGTCATCGCACGAAAACACCGCGAGCAGCAGATTGCCCGCCACGATGCCCGACGGCGCGGGAATGGAAACCGCACCGACGAAAGAGGGCGGCGCGACCTCAGCACCGCCCTGCGACGTCGAGACGACGGCAATGGGCGTCGAAGCCGACGCGCGGTAACGGCAAAGCGCGGGGATCACGCCATGTCCCCCGTCACAACCCACGAGTCGATTTCTTCCTGAATGAGCCCGATGGTCGAATACTGTGCGCGGGTTTTCAGCGTGCTTGGCGTGCTGACCGTTACACCACTGCCCGCAACGATGGTCGTCTGACCCGCGCCTTTCTGCACAACATTGATGACCGTCCCCTTGGGGAAAGCGACCGTCGCATTGGGCTGGATCGTCACAGTATTGGCCGCCGCGTTGTTCATCTTGATGACGCCTGCATAGGAAGGGGCAGGGGCGTGAGCGAGCGCGAGCACGAGCGCAGTGCCCGCCGTGTATTCCGTCACCGTGAGCGGTGTAGCGCCAGCGCCCGGATCGCCCGTTGGCCCCTTGTCGCCGGTGGCCCCTTTGTCGCCCGTCAGACCCTTGTCGCCCGTCAGCCCTTTATCGCCGGTTGCTCCCTTGTCGCCAGGCAGACCTTGAGCCCCCGCGTCACCCGTTGCACCCTTGTCGCCGGTCGCGCCTTTATCACCCGTCAGACCCTTGTCGCCGGGCAAACCTTGTGCGCCCGCATCGCCGGTGAGCCCCTTATCTCCAGTCGCCCCTTTGTCGCCAGGCAGACCCTGCGGACCCGGATCGCCGGTCGCGCCTTTGTCGCCAGTCAGACCTTTATCGCCGGGCAAGCCTTGCGCGCCTGCGTCGCCTGTCGCGCCCTTGTCCCCAGTCGGCCCCTTGTCGCCGGGCGGCCCTTTGTCGCCCGCAGGGCCGGGTACAGTTCCGGCCGGACCCTGATCGCCCTGAAGCCCTTTATCGCCGGTCGGGCCTTTATCCCCCGTCAGCCCCTTGTCGCCAGGCAAACCCTTGTCGCCCTGAAGCCCCTTATCGCCCGTTGGTCCCTTATCGCCAGTTAGCCCTTTGTCGCCCGGATCGCCCTGGATGCCCTTGTCGCCGGTCAGCCCCTTATCGCCGGGCGCACCCTGCGCGCCGGGATCGCCAGTAGCACCCTTATCGCCGGGCAAGCCCTTGTCGCCTTGCAGACCTTTATCGCCAGTTAGACCCTTGTCGCCGACGTCGCCTTTCAGACCTTTGTCGCCGGGCACGCCCTTATCGCCAGTCGCGCCCTTGTCACCGGTAGCCCCCTTATCGCCCGGCGTGCCCTTGATGCCCGGATCGCCCTGAATGCCTTTGTCACCGGTCAGACCTTTATCGCCGGTAGCACCCTTATCGCCCGTCGCGCCTTTGTCGCCTACGCCGCCCTGAGTGCCCTTGTCACCCGTCGGGCCTTTGTCGCCGGGCGGCCCCTTATCGCCCGGCAAGCCAGCATTGCCAGCGTCGCCCTGAATGCCTTTGTCGCCGACTGGGCCTTTATCGCCGGGCAAACCTTTGTCGCCGGGCAAGCCCTTGATGCCCTGATCGCCCGGAATGCCCTTGCCGCCGACCTGACCCTTGTCGCCGACCGGACCTTTATCGCCCGCGAGCCCTTTATCCCCCACCGGGCCTTTATCGCCGGTTGGACCCTTGTCGCCATACAGGCCGCCCGGCGCAACGGTCGCGAACTGCGGTTCCGTGGGCTCGCCCTTGACCTTGACGGAGACGACTTTCGGCGAGCCGCCAATGACTCGCACGCCATCAACCGTGATCGAGCCGCCCGTATTGATTTCCTCAAAGGTGAGACTCATTGTGCAGCGACCTCGCGCATGAGGGCGGGCGTGATGTTGTATTCACCGCGCGCGAGCGCATAGGGCACGCTGTCCTGATTCCAGATGCGCCACTCGAAAAAGCCCGCCTTGTATTTCTTCGCGCACTCGATGACAGGCGAAATGGGATATGCACCGGGCGCGGGCGTCATCGACTGGGTATGCGCGGCCGTGAAGTGCGCAATCAGTTGACCGTTATTGATTTCGATGCCGCTGTTTTCCGTCGTGAGGTCCACGAGCGGGGTCGTATCGGTGAGATTCGCGAACAGTTGCAGGCGCGATTTGCAGCCGCTAAGGTCGTACTGCTGGCCCTTGCTGTCGAGCCATTCGCTGATGACGACGTCGCGCGGGATGCCCTGCTCAAAGTCGATATTGAAGATTGCTGCTGGCATGGTGTGCAAAGCCTTGGAAGGTGGGCGATGGCCTGCCTGTGCGCCTCTGCACGGTCGCCCTCGCATGAACCAGCTACGGAGCATCGTTGCGAAATGCCGTAGCCGAGCCAGGTGCGTTAGCACAGGGAGACAGACCATCGCGTGAGCGCGCGACGAGGGCTGCGCGCTGGCGTGATAGACCGTCGGATATCGTTAGGATTCCTACTCGACTTTACATAATAAAAGTTATCACCGGCATCGCAAAACGCGGTGAGGGCGCGCGAATCCGGCTATCCACGCGGTGCAGCCTTGCTCTGTGGACTTCGCGCTGCGGTGTCATCGTCATCCCCAACTCACTTTCGATTGTGCGGTCAGCCGCGCGCACGAGCGCCGTGCGTTTTCCTGTGTCCTCAAAAAACGCTTGACACAATCAAACGTGACAACATACATTTGAGCCCTCAGCAGCAAGTGCTGAGTTTTTTAACCACGAGGAGTCATCGTCATGTTTCGATCTTTCAATTTTCGCGACCACTTCATAATAATGACCGCGCTGCGTTCGAAGTTTGAGCGTAGCGCTTCCGCCGCGAGGTGCGCCGCACCCGCCGAGTTGTACCCTCTCTATGAGAGGCATCGCACGAGAAAATCACCTGAGATATAGGGGTGTGCGAAAAATGAGGCCATCGGCCAGAGTAGTCACAGAGGCGGCCCGCGCTTATGCCGCCGCAGTAAAAGTCACCAATCCGCTGATTCACCGACTCGCCGACGCAGTAGCGCAGGACATGGCGAACGAAATGGGCGGCGCGGTGCGTATCATCCTGCCGGGCGGCGTCGTTATCGAACGCGCCCCGCAGGTAGTCCATCCAGTAACCCGCCTGATGCGGGCATGAGGCTGACATGCTTTTAATCATTGCATCGCACGCGGTTACTCTCATCATCGGCACGTCGTTCGGCTGCGTGATCGCGGCCTCACTGCGCGGATTTGCGCGAAACAACGAGGATGCAAGCAATGACTAATGTGAACCCGCCGCTTGAAGCGAACGGCTCGATACCGGCCGCGTGTAGCTGCGCGACGTGCCGCCCTATGTCTATGACAGACATGCGTATGATTCTGTGTGCACAGTGCGGGAACAAGCGCTGCCCGCACGCCGCCGATCATCGTCTCGCGTGCACGAACAGCAACGAGCCGGGACAGCCCGGCAGCAACTACCCGCGCGTACCGGCCGCCGCCGACCTACCCCGCTTCCCTACAGTGCTGCGCAAAATGTGGAGCGGCGGCGAGGTTCAGGCGTGGCTCGATGAGCACGTCGCGCCGGTAGTCGGCGAAAACGCATACGTCGAAAAGCGATTGGCTGAAAGCCTCGCGGAGGTCTACGCCACGATCCTTGGTGATGATGCGCGGGATCAGGATGACAGTCTCAACGCTATCGAGCGCGTGAAGAAAGCCGCGCAGGTGCTGAGGCTTGAGGTCGATCTTTACCGGGAAAATGCTGATGCATCGGTGCAATCAGTCAAGCCAGTGGCGGAAGTTCAAGGCTCTGATCTAGTTATCGGTCGAGAGTCGCGCGCCTTGCGCTGGTTGCCCGGTATTGACCCTTACGCGACGAAGCCCGGCACGAAGCTCTATACCGGACCTCAATCGACGCAGGAAAAGGATTGACCATGACCGCAATAACAGACGAACAGATTGCTGCCTTCGAGGGGCTCGATGTTGTACAGGCGAAGTTCTACTTTGACCGCCGCAATGCCGATGGCCGCACACATCGCGAAATGGTCGAAGCTCTGCTATCTGCAAGTAAGCCTGCCGCGCCGATGGGGCAGATGCAGGCGGCGGAAATCATCAAGCAATGGATTCGCGACCACGAGTCTGAACTTAACTACACCGAATTCGCGCGTATCGACGCATCGCTCGAACGGCTGATGATGCACCTCGCGCTCGCCGCATCCCCTGCCGTGCCAGCGCAATCGCCCGCGCTTATCGGCTGGTGGGACTCTGCCGAGGCGTCCGGTTTCCGCTGGAAGGAAGGCATCGTGCGCGGCGACCTCAGTGACGGAACGCCGATCTATGCCAACTCTGCCGCACCAGCGCAATCGGGGGATCCGATCTATCAGGTGCGCGTGCTTCGTTCGATGATGCGCCCTTGGATTGACACCGAAAAAGAGTTTGCGGAGAAGTTGGAAAAAGAGGGTCGCCACGAAATGCGCGTACTCTACGCCGCCCCGCAACTAGCACAGACTGCGCCCACGAGAGAGCCACTTTCACCAGAAGCTCGCGCCTTCTATGCGAGACATGAGGCGCGTATGGGGCGTGTCGGACCAGCGCAACCAGTGGAGCAGACTGCCCGCACGTACACCACGAAAGCGGGGGAGGCCGTCGCGGGTATCGCGCTTCGCCAATGTGGCAATGAAGCCGATTGGCGGCATATCCTCGCGTGTAATCCGAAATTTGCAGACATGTTGCCGAGCGACTATTTTCCAGTTGGCACCGTCTTGACTTTGCCGCCCGCCCCGCAGCCCGCGAAACCTCTGACCCGTTGCGCGGCATCGCGCGATGGTGAGTGTGCTCATGCGCAGTGCCCGCAGCTTCGCGACGGCGAACCGGCCAAAACTGGCCGCCACTGCCCTATTGATAACTGCGGAGAGGACGATTGACTGACGCCGAAGAAGCACGCCTGGCTCAATTGGCTATCGACGCGATCACCAAAAACGGCATCGCTACGATGACGCGCGAGCAGCGCACGGTATATCTCACGGCCTTGGGCCAAGCCGCGCACCAGTTGCTACGCTCCAACGAGGGCGATGGTTACGTGCGCGGCTGGCTCGAAACCGCGCTTGATGACCTCACCCGCCCCGCCTTTCTGGCATTCAGGAAACTAGACGCATGAACATCGCAAAGGCAATCAGGAGCCTGAGCGCGGCCTTGCTGCGCGACGGCCACCGCATGAAAACGAGCGTCGCGACGGACGACCTGCATCAACTGCTGACTGAGTTCGCCAGGACGGATCGGATCGCGCGCGCCGCCGCAATGCACACCGCAGAGGGAATGCAGAGATACGCACTGCGCGACCGCTTTGAGGCGTTCTTTCGCTCCCACGAGAGCGCGGAAGGCATCGAGCCGGATTCCAGTGCGCACGCCATCGGCCCTGACGGCAAGTACGAGTGGCCGCATAAACAGGACATGTGGACGGCTTATCAGGCGGCCAGCACGCCGGTTCCTGCGGAGGTAGTAGCGTGAGTGAGCAATTCAAGTTCGAGCGGTTCGACGTAGACGGAAGCGGGCATTGGGAGACGAGCGACGGCGACTGGATTAGAGCGCAAGATGCGCTGGACCGGGAAGCCGTCTTGCTGGCGAAAATCAGCACTCTCGAAGCGCAGTGGAATGAGGCGGAAAAGCGTGCAAGGCTGAATCATAAAAAGTGGGCCGCGCTCGACACTGATTCGATGAACGTCATCGCGCAGCTACGCAGGACGATTGCAAGCGGCGACGTTGAAATCATGAGGCTGCGCACCCTTGTCGCCGAGACGCGCGATAACGCATTGGACGAAGCTGCAACGGTCGTCGCGCAGCACGACCGCGAGGGTCGCGGCTGGATTCCCGGCAGCTTGTGGGACACCCTTGCGAACGAAGCGGCGGCGCGCGTGCGCGCATTGAAACAAGGGAGCTAACCTGATGCCTGGCTATATCGCTGAATTCGGCGGCAAGTTCGTATGAGCCCGCAATCCGGTTCTTCGACGTAACCGGCTATGCCCCCTACTGCTGAGCCACACGCGGCGCGCTTCCTTACGCTGTATTACAATCCGTTTCTCAAAATTACAGAGACATTGCAAATGTTGTTTTTTCGGGGAAAGAAGAAAACCGGCAATGCACCGGTAGTGACACAATTCGCACGGCATGGTAACGATACGCTCGTACGCTGCCCGACGTGCGCGGAGCCGATGGTGATTGAAGGCCCGGACAGGCGCGTTTTCGGCCGCAGCTTCGAGCATGCCCGCTGCGGCAAGTCGTTCGTGATCGCGCGCGACGCGCAATACGATCCGCAAATCGCCTGACGCGCCGCTGCTGTACCGCTTCGTCCAAGCGCTCCCTCGCCATTCCACGGCGCGAACAGAGGGAGCGCTTTCTTTTTCCTTACGGCGACTCGACCGTGATGCCCTGCGCCGCAAACCATGCCACAGCGGGCTCAGGAAGGTCCGACAGATGCGACGTGACCTGCATCATGAATGCGCTCTCGAACTCGGCAGGCGGCGCGCAATCGCGCGCAAAGTTGTGCGACGCCTCCAGGAGACCGAACGCCTCGCTGTAGCCGTCCGAGTCCCTGAATTGCCCTATCGCCTGCAATAGATCGCTTGAAGTCGTCATTGCTCGCCTCAGTTGTAATAGAGCGGCACGAGCGCCATTGCATCGGCGACGACATAGCCAGTCGTGCCGGTGTTGCTCACCACCACCTTGTTATTCGCCTGGTCGCCTGCGGTGAATGAGTAGGTTCCAATGAGCTTCCACGCGCCGCTACTGTACTGGTTGATGTTGACTGCCGCCTGTGCCACGCCGCCAGCGGTCACCGTATGCGGCACGTTGCCCGCGCGCGTGGCCCCTTCTGGAAAGAACGCATAAACCGCGTAAGTGCCCGCTTTCGCCAGATTGAAACGGAACTCGACCGTGCCGGTCCCCTTGTTCACCGCGTTGTCAGTGATGTAGGTTGGCCCATATGCAGAGGCTTCACTGAAGGTGGCGAAGGTCTGCGCTTCCTGCCACGTACCGGCGACGACCATCTGACCGTTCGGATCAGCATACGTGCCTGCCGCGCTCGCACCGGGCGGCAGGTCGAGCACGATTGCGCCGGGCGGGAAATAGCCCATCGCTTCCCTGATCTTGTACGGGTCAACCGCCTGCACAGTGGTTGCGAGGTCAATCGCACGCGCCGCCGCATAGCCCGCCGCCTCGCCCAGTTGCATCGCGATAGGCTCGACGCGGATAGACGCGAACGCAGCATGCGACGCCGACACGGCGAACGTAACGAGCAGGTTCGTGCACTCGGCGGCCTTCGGACACATGGCCTTGTAGCTGATCCAGTAGCGGCCATCCTGCCCGCCCGCCTGCGTTTTCTGGAAGAACCCGCCTTCGAGCGCGACGTACCCGTTATAGACGACCGTCTGACAGTGATGCGAGTCCATTGCATAGAAGCCGACGCAGATGCCGTCGGTCACCAGATCGATGCGCTGGCAATGCCGATCCGTCATGACGAAGTCGCCGACCATGCGGCGGCCCTCGCGCACGTACAACTGCTTCGGCATGCCGTGACGGGTAGGCATCTGCGAATACGGCGGCAGGCCGAATCCGGCGAGCGTCGTTTTGATGTTCGCAGGCACGCGCGCATCCTCGCGCAGGAACTTGAACAGCCCGAGCGTCCAATCGACATGCTGCTTATAGATGGCGGCGCGCTGCGCATACGTCGCCGTCGGCCACGCGTCCGCGCCGCCGATGAAATCAAGCTGTTGCAGGGCCGCGCCCGCATTGAGGTCGGTCACGCCATCTTTGCAAAGCCGGTCATTGAAAAGGCCGGGCGGGCTCGCGTTGTCGCTCCACGCCGTGATATGCCCGGCCGCGAACTGACGCCCAAGAATCTCGTAATTGAGCGGGTTGTAGGTCGTCGGCTCAGGAAACCTGCGGTACGTTCCCGGCCCGCCACTGGTCGAAACGACGTTGACGCGGAACCCGTACGCCTGCACGCGGCTATCGCCCGATCCAACTGCGCCGACAGCAGCATTCACGCCCGGCAGCAAACCGGAAGCGGCAACACCGGCAGTCACGTACGGATCGACCTGCCACGCGCCGCCCTTGTTGTAGGGCGCGACGACGCCGTTGTATGTCTCGTTGTACTGGCTGTTCGGCTCCCGCCCGACGGTGAACGAGCACCCTGCCGCCGCCATAAGATCGCCTTCATAGGTCGCGTCGATATAGACCGACGCAGTCACCGAAAGCAGAGGAGCCGTGACCGGCGTAAGCGCATCCTCAAACGTCACCGCCGTTATTTTCGTGCCGGTCTTTTTAACGCCAGTCGCAACCACGCGGTAGTTGTGCCGCACGACAATCCGACTCGCGGCAAGCAGCGCCGTCAGTTGCGTGGCCATCGTCTTTGGCGAGCCGTTGAGACTTTGCCCCCAAAAGGTCGGGTAGTCCGTCGCATTGGCAGTGTAGTTCGCGCTCCATATGGCGCGATACAGCACGTTCGCCAGCCCCTTGAGCACGTTGCAATCGCCGCCCGCACGGTCGGTATAGCTCAGGCCGCCTTGCGTTGGCATACCCCCGAATATCGCATCCGGGTTGATGAGTTCAACGAGCATGCCGTTCTGAGCCGCAGACACGGCGGCCATGATGCCGCTTGCCGTTGCACCATATACGCAAACATCAACGTTCCGTGTCGCGTACAGCGAATCAGCCTTTTTTCTGGAGATCGGCGGCGGTCCCATATCCATAACGACCTCCTTAGCTAATCGTAATTTCGGGTTGGTAGATCACAACGCCGTCAGCGTCGCGGGTGACGGCAGGCTGTGTGATCGTCTTACTGACGGTGCCATTGACGTACGTCGCATGCCATGCATTGATGGCCCCGTCATCAGTGGTCGCGTCAGTCACATAGACGCCAGTCGCGCCGTCCGGCCACACGATGTTTGCCGTTGTCACAACGCCATTGGCGTCAAGCGGAATAGGATTCGACGTTGGTCTGTACGCGCCTGAATATGCCCATTGCAGCAGGTTCTGCGGGAGCATCGCGGCCAATGCCGCACTGACTGTTTCGGCACTTTCCTCGGCGGCGGAAGCACTCGCCCTCGCCTGAGTGACGAGCGCCTTCATTGATTTCGCCACACCGGAAAGCTGGTAGTTGCGAGTCCAGTCGCCATAGCTCATGGCTTCACCAATACGCTTTCGCCGGACTGGGTTGGATGGTCAACGATGATCGTCATGAAGGCTCCATTAGTATGGCGATATGTTAGGAGCCTTCCGCAAACGTTTAATTGGCCTTTTTCCTATATTGCGTGCCATATCCGAGCACTCGCCTACCTGTGGCTTATGCAGAAAAGGCGCTTTTTCAGAAGGTCGTTTTTCGGTTTCCCACCATGACATTGGGGAACTGCCGTGCGCCGTGCGGCGTCGCGAGCCGCTGCGGAAAGATACGCGGCTGCACGGCGCGCTGAAGGTGCCGCACCAACTTTTGCGGGTCTTCCGCGACCGTCTCACCGCTGCCCGTCACGCGGACATGCCGCACCACCTGGACGACTGGCGGATTCGCCAGAAACTGGTTAGGTGCGGCCGGGTTGTTTTCCTGAGCCATCGGCTTACTCTCCTCAATAGCGCTTGATGCGGTAACGCTTGAACGCGTTGGTCGTGATTCGCTGAGACGGTGTTTCGACCACGATGTTGCTGGCCGGTACGTTCAGCGCAATCGTGGACGTCCAGCTTAGGAAGCCCTTTTTGCGATCCTCCGTCGCGCAGTAGTTTCGCAGCTCATCGCCGCTCGCGTCCGCGTTGCAGTAGTTCAGGCTGTAGACGTCGAAAACGTGCTTCGCGCGCAGCGTCATCAGCTGCTCGTTGACCTCCTTGGAGAACGCAAGCGAGTCCGCGTCTGTGAGCTTGAAATAAGCCCCGGTGTTCTCATTCCATCCCGTCAGCCACGACTCGAACATCACGCCCGAACACGACTGGATATAGTTGTTCAGGTTCGAGAATCCCCGGTTTGAAATCAGCTTCGTGCCGGTTCGCGCCTTCAGGTTGTTCACGAGCGCAGCCATCGCGTCGCCCATCTGCGGATACACGTCGGCATCGTCAGGCGTGTCCATGAAAATGCCGTTCATGCGGTGCCCCTTGCGGGTGTACGAAATCAGCAAGGTCTGATTCGCCGTCACCGCAGGCGTGATGCCCGCATTGAACACAAAGGCTCCCGTCTTCATGTCCATCGTGTAGTCCGCATTCTTGCGATAGATGCCCGTCACGCCATCGAGCGTGGTGAGGGTGATATCCGCGTCCGCATCAATCGGGAATTGCGCCGTATCGAACACGAGCACCGGACCTGATGAAATCGTGGCCGCCTTGACCGTGACCGCCTCGTTTGTCACGACGACCGGGCCTCCGAGCACGGTCGGCACGTAGTAGCTCATGATGCGATCCAGCCACGACGGCTTGCCCGCGTCCGCGTAGTACGCCGCCCACACGCCATTCTGATCGGGCACGGTCGGATTGGCGATGCTGAAGTCCTGCATGTAGCCGCCATCGACCTGTTGATATTTCGGGCACTTGGTGCCCGTTTGCAGTTGGTGGATGGGCTTGTAGCTTGGGCAGGTTGCGTTCGTGCAGGCGGTGTTCGCATCCGGCCGCTGCCATTTGTTCGCCGACGTGAAGCCCGCACCGCAAGCGCCACCGGTTGAAAACGCCAGATACCCGTTCAGGCTGTCGAAGCTACAGGCCGCGCTGCAACGGCCGGTTCCCATGAAGTACATAGGTTGGGCCTGCGCACAGGTCTTGGTGCCCGCCACGGCCTGATTGTCGAATGTGCACTCGGTGCATTCGCGACCCTGATACCCGCCCTTCATGTAGTAGCTGGCATTGCCACCCGGCCCGCCACCATCGCCGACATAAGGCGCATTGGCCGAAAGGAAGTCGTACCGGTTCGAGTAGAAACCATCCTCCTCGCCTATCGAGATATAGCCGTACACCTCGATACCCATTGCCTGCCACGCCAGCACGTCGGCCGCGCGCGCCGCAAACGGATCGACAATCAGAATGTCGTACTGCGCGAGGGTATCGGCATAGCCCGGCTGGTAGCACACGGCATAGGTCGGAAAGCGCTCAAGCACCTCGGTGTATGCGATGTTGCTGTTCTGCCGCACGACCGCGCCGGACGAATCGAGCGCACCCGCCACCGGCGCATCGTAGGAAAGCGAATAGCCATCGTCCGCCACATTGACCACCGGCAGCGCATACGGCTGCTGCGCATTGGCAACGATGTTCACCGTCTCGGTGATCTGCGAATAGAACGCGCTCGCGGTCCAGCTTGCCGAGACAAAAATCACGAACTTTTTGCTCGTCGTGCTCTGGCGTAACACGCAGGTATTCGTGCCGGTCGCGGGCCATCCCGAAATCGTTGCGGTGAAAAGCTGATCCTGATTTGCATTACATGACACGGTCCCCATGAGGGTGCCGTTACCGTCATAGACGTTGAAAATCCCGTAGCCGAAATCCTGCTCGACCGTGATCGACAACGATGAACCGGTGAAGGTAAAGGAAAGCTGGTTCGACGCGCTCCCGGCTGCATTGTTGTAGATACGCGTCACGCCGCCGGGCGCGGCCGTGTCCTTTGACCATGCACCCGTCGCGGTGATCGCGGAACTGTCCGCCGCCATTGTCACATTGACGGCCTGGCTGATCGTTCCATTCGGGTCTTGATACAGCGCCGAGAGCGCGAGCGGAAACACCTTCTGCCCGCTGACTTCGTCGCCGGTGAAAGCGGGCATGATGACCTGATGCACCGGCGCGCCGTCATTGAGCACGGCCGCGCTGGTTGGAGCGAGCGCAGCATTGTTCGCATCCACCACCGTGGCCGGATAGGTGAGCGAGACATTGGTAATCGCCTTGCCGCTGCGATTGACGAGGCTCAGCGTCTGCTGGTTCTGCACGAGCTTTTTGCTCGACGGCACAATCCAGACAGCGTCCTGCACGAGGTCACGGCTCTGGAAGCTGTACGTCTTGTAGCCTGCGAGCGCGAGATACGCCTCGCCGGTGCCGTTCGCATAGATCACGCAGGTATGCGGACCATTGCTCAGGCCGTCGGCCACGAGCACATCAGCGTAGTCCGGCCCGTCTAGCTGGTAGGTTGCCGAGTCGCAGGAAACCGTGTTCGCGTAGCCAAGAATGCCGCTGATGGTCGAGGGCTGTACGCCGTCGATAAAGACCTTATGCGCGGTCCCCCATCCAAAGTCCGTATTCAGACGCAGCACGAGCGTTGTGCCGGTGAAATGGATTGTGACCGCACCCTTCAGACAGAAGGCGCGCTTTTCCTGCAACGTCGTCGGGATTGTGTTCGGGCCGCTGTCGCGCACCCAGTCGCTTGTCCCGACGTTCGTGCTCGGCGGAATGGTGAAATTGCCACTCGATAGCGAGACGCTGGCGTCATCAATGCTGGCCCACTGGGAGCGGTTATCACGGTAGTTCGTACCAACGCCGTCCCACGTCTGACTGCTCTGGATCAACACCGCATCGGTGTATTTTACGAGCGCTGCCATTACTGAATCCCAAGGAGCTTGATTTCCACATCCAGCGTCATTGGGTTGGCATCAATGTTCGTGACGAGCACAAACAGATTGCCGGACGCAAGCGGCGGAATGAAAAAGGAGGCGTTGTCGATAAAGGCCGGATCGGTGATCCCGCTCGACCGGTAGAGCAGCGCACCGGCCGCGCTGCCGTCATAAAACTCCAGTTCGTAGTTCTGGTTGCCGACGGTCTGATTGGTCGCCTTCACCTGCAACACGAACGAACCGAACGCCGTGCCCACGGCGAGCGTTGCATTGGCTGTTGCGCCAACGGCGGCAGCAACCGCGATAGACGGCGGCGCGAGCGTGCGCGATGCCACGCCCTCCGTTGCGGTCGAGGCCGCAAGTTGGGCGGCGGCGGCACTGTCAGAAGCCTGTTGCGCGCTTGTCGATGCGTGGCCCTCCGACGTGGATGCAGCTTGGGCGGCAGCTTCGGCGGCGGCAGCAGAGGCAGCGGCATCGCCGATCTGACCCAACGCCGTCGTCGCGGTCTGCGCAGCGTCCGTCGCCTGCGCGACAAGCGCTTTCATCGTCTTGGAAATGCCCGTAAGCTGCCAGAGCTTTATCCACTCGCCATAGTTCATTGCTTCACCCAGGCGCTTTCGCTGGTCATGCCCATCGCGGTGAAGGTGTAGGTCTTCTTGAACTTCGTCACGCCGTCCGGTGCCGTGACGGTGTCGCTGTCCATCTGCCCGTCAGGACCGTTGTACGTGTAGTCGTGCTTGCACAGTTCCGTGTCGATAAACCCGGCTGTCGCGTCATAGATAATTGCCACGGAATGCCCCTATAGATACCGTGCGTCGATTATCAGAGGGCAAGGCGGCGCGGGCGGGCGTGCTTTTCCGAGGAGCTTATTCGAGCGCGGTTTTCACGAGCACCGCGAGGCGTAGATACTCGCCTACCCACTTCGGGAACCTCTGCGCGCCCATCCATCGCGAAACGGTCGTCGGATCGACGCCGAGGCGGCGCGCGAACTCTGCTTGCGTCCATCCAAGCGTGGCGAGAGAATGGGAAAAGTCGGCTGTTTTCATAGCCATGATCTTAGCAAAATGCAGAGCTTTGCGCGGGTCAGTATCTGCATTTTGCAGATTGGAGGGTTTATGGACTTACCGCAAGCTGATGGCGCTGACCCGGCCACCGTTTTCACGGCCGCACTTGCCGCCCTGTTCAGCACACACCCCGATCCTGCGGCCCTCCTGAAGGCTTGGGAGCCCGTCGCCACGTCCATCCCCCTGATGATGCTGAAGAACGGCGCTACGGACGTGCACGCGAATGCAAACGTGGTGATCGCGCAGGCACTGCTCCATATCGCGCGAGTGAATGCAGGCGCGCCGCCACCTGTTGACTAGGAAACCCGCGCTTCATACACTGGCGACGCTTTCACACATGGCGGCTTGGTGCAGTAAGAGCCTGCCCCGCCAGTGCCAGCCGGTCGCGCGAGCGACGTATGCGGATAGCCGCCATTGTGAAAGCCGCTCCCATGCGGTCCAGTTAGCAAGTCGCCTTGTGCCGCTTGTCCGCATCGCTGCAATGGGAGCACCTTCAGCACGGCCGTAGCTCAGTTGGTAGAGCGCCCCTCGTATGGGGAGAGAAGTAGTCGCGAAATGGCGGTAGCGCCCGCGCGACGATCTTCCGGTATCGGCCGGTACGCGCGCGGGTTCGAATCCCGTCGGCCGTGCTGAGGGTGAATGGTGGACGTGAAACTATGTCCCTTACTTTGCATGCACTGACCTGCCTCTGACTGTACTGCGAATCAGACCGAGTCATCATTCACTCTCAACAGATGCGGAACCGTGGGCGGCGGTGAGTCAGTAGGGAAAGCGTCGATTGAACGATGTAGCGTTCGGCGCGGAGCCCGAAAGCAATAGACCGTGCGAGTGGTCGAGCATGCCGTTAAAGCGCAAGGTTCTGGCGCATGAGCAGGGGAAGGGCCTGCACTCTCACGCATGGCGATCGGTGGAGTACCGTTCAAGAAATCGTCAGTTCCGTGCGCTTGCGGAACCAGTCGCCATGACGTGAGAGTGATCGGATAGTGGAAAGCGCAGGCGTCACAGCCGTCTAGCAGGGTTCGATACCGTGCCCTTTCACTCTCAACGCGCGGCCTGTAAGGGTTGTACCGGCCAGCCAGTGACCCCTTAAAAGGTCCGCCGCGCACCCTTCCCCCTCACACCACCACCATGACATTTCCCTTCCGCGATACCGAAGCGGCGCTAATGGCCGCCGAAATTCGAGAGCAGATTTACGAGGATTTCCGTTCGGTTGTGGGCACGAATGAGCCCAAGCCTTATACACCGCCCGCGCCGATGCCGACATACGAGGAAATGACCGAGCAGTTGCATCGCGCGGCGAATCCCACGCCTGCCGACGTGGCGGCGCGCATGCTCAACCAGCAAGCGCAATCCGGTGCACCGCCTTGGTCTTGGGAATGGGTGATGGGCGAACCGCTATGGCTCGAAATGCGCCGGGCAATGAAGCGCGTGAAGCGTGAAGCGCCCGCGTATGCGCCGCTGCCGGAAAGCGTCACCAAGCCGGAAGTGCTCGACCTGGTAGACCTGCGCGACGCTGGCTATGAGTTGTTGGACGTGACAGCCGACGGCGTTGTTACGCTGCGCTCGCCCCATACCGTGCGAGCCGTCTACATGACTGCGACCATTCGCTAGTGATCGCGCCAAGCCAACGAAAAGGCCCGGCATTGCGTCCGGGCCTTTTCACATTCCGCTAGATCGGGTGATTCTTTACGAGGTATTCGCTCGCCTCGTCTACCGTATCAAACTCAGCGAGCACAACGTAATCCTCATCCGGGCGTTGCGGCATTCGCGCCAGCTTGACCTTGGGCACGTCCATGATGATGGTCGGACGCTGGCGACCGCGCAGATAGTCCGCCTGCAACGCCTCTGCCAGTATGCAAGCCTCATCATAGGTATCGACCATGCCGAGGTATGTGGGCCGGTCCCACGCGCCGCCGTTCAGGCATCGGACCTCGATCTTTCCATCGTCTCGCGTTACGCCGTAAGGATGATCCCACCAGGCATCAAGCTCGGCTTTGCTGCGCTCCTCATTGGGCGTGGCGTCGAACATTTCCGGCAGGTCTGGATCAAGGGGAATGCGGTTGGGCATGGCGGCTCCTTTTGTGGTGTCCCGCCATTGTGCCGCAACCGCTCACCTTCTACCTATACCGCGCATCTGCTTGCGCTTGCGACGGTCCTGATTCACGCGGGCATTGAACAGCGCCCGCGCCTGCTTTTCACGCCACACGTTCTCGCGTCGCAGCCGCGCCGTCTCGCGCCGGTAGCTGTCGTCATAGACCGGCTCGCACTCCTGCTCGAATCGCGCCGGGTAGCGCGTGCGCACGAGGGCGTCGAGGTCAAGCGCGGGCGGCTCGTCTTTGGGCAGGAGCACGCGCGCGCCGCAATCCTGCACGATGACGTTCGCCACCTCATGCGCGAGCGCAAGGGCCAGCGCACGGCCAGCCGCGCCGCCCGTAAAGATGATGACGCCGCAGCCCCTGCTCACGCCCTGCCCTCGCGCCCCGCGCCGAACCCGATCAGCAGCAGGAACACCACGAGCGCGAGCACGCGCAATGCGCTATCGGCGGTGAAGGGTTGGCCGGGCTCGCCGATACCCTTGATCGCCGCGATGACGGCCAGAACGATGATGGCGATTGCGAGTGTGCGGCGGCCTGACCTGCACACGAAGCGGCCGACAACGCACGCCGCCGCGAGCATCCATTCAGCCAGGACAATGAACGCCTTGCCGAGATAGGCACACATCACCCATACGACGTACCAAAATAACTCTTTGACCTGATCTTTCATTGCACTTCCTTCTGTAATGCCCGCAGGTGGGCGAGTTGATTCGACACGAGCGAGTGACGCGTTTCGAGCCAGTTGTTGTACTGCTCGATGCGGTTCGCCTTGCGCTTATGGCGCAGACAGTCAAATTCCGCCCACACCCATCCGGCGATAGCAAACGCGAGCATGACTGCGAGGGCGATACTCAGTGTCGTCATTCCTTATCTCCCTGTTTGCGCGGCTGTTGAGCGGCGAACGGATTGCAGGCATGCGCCATCACCTGCCAGAAAAGCACCCATGCGGTGTACGGATTCAGGCCCATGCGCGCCACTCCATCACGGCCACAACCCAACACACCTTGCAAAACAGGTGGATGGCTTGGTCGGCATTCAGCGAAATGCGCTTCTGGCACTTCGCATGATCGACATAGGCATGAATCACCGCCTCCAACAGAGCGAGCGCAATCGAGCCAGTGAAAAGCGCGACGAATGCGGCATGAATGAACGCGTGCGCCGCCAGTGCGTGAGGCCAGAACAGCTTGCCGAGAGCGCTATTGCGGTCCTTTGCCGTCGCGAGGAAATCGCCTTGCAGCGGATAGTCGGCGAGGAAATGCCCCGCCACGAGCCAGAACAGCATGACGGCGGGCGTGAGGTGCAGGTCGATCATTTCGCCTCCAGTTCGGCAACACGCGCGCGCAGGCGGGCAATCTCGGAAACGCGGTCGCGCCAGCCGGGAATGAACTCATCCAGTTCGCTGGTTCCGAAGCCACCGCGACAGTTACGCCCGGCCAGGTCGATCAGGGCCGGTTGCGGGCTCCACCGTTTGCAATATGCGTCGTAGGCTTCAAGGTGGAGCGACCAAGGGATGCCCGGCGTATAGCCCTGTACCGGCGCGCGCTTTTCGGACACTGCCGCGCTCATCGCATCGCCGCGAGCCGCGCGGAAAGCCTCCTCACGAGCAAGGAAGGTGAAGTGCGGCCACGCCTTGCGGATCGCATCGGAGCGCGCCGCCGCGCGGCCCTTCTCCTCTACGAAGTCTTCCGGCAGGTTGCACGAAGCCTCGCCGCGCTCGGTCCAGCCGTTGTCAAACCTCAGTTCGCAAAGCGTGGTGCGGCCATCCGGGCGCGTTTCGTATGCGCTCGATACGATGCGCGCCTCGATCATGTGGAGTGTGATGCGTTGGATTTTCATGATTACGCGCCTCCCATGCGCAGCAGCGTCGCCTCAATCACGCGCCGCCCGAACGCTTCGAGAATCGCATCGCCGTGATCGCCCGGCTCGACGTTCGCCAGCACGTCCTCGCTCTTCATGGAGTTGTACAGCGCGAGCAATTCCGGGCCGCTGAACTTCGCCGAACGCTGGCGCGCCGCCGTTTCGAGCGCGTGAATGAGGAACAGTGCAATCGCGTCCGCGTCCGTAAAGCCTTCGGTCACGTCGAGCGAGACGTGTATCCCTTCTTCCACGCCTGCATCAATGCAGATACGCAGGGGAGTCCGGGTAACGTCGCCCATGCGCGAATTCAGCACGAAGCTCAGGTTCGGCAGGTCCACGCGCGAGACGTATTTCGCGAGGCTATCGGCCACCTGCCCGGCGATAGTCGGCGGCGCGGGTGCAGGCGGCTCGTCCGCTACCAGTTCCACGACCGTACCGGCAGGAGCCTGAACAGTCGCGGATACCGGCTCCATGGGGCACGGGCCACGGTCGCACGAGAGCTTTTCACCCGCCACGCAACGCGCACCGCACCGCTTGCAGGCGTAGGCCGCGACCGCTTCAGGCGCATCCGCATCCTGCTGGCCTTCAACGATGGGCAGGGTGCGCGTCAATGTGCCGTCAAGTCTCACCGGACCTAGAAAATACGCCTCGCGATCAAGGCTAACTACGCCATTGAGCACGATGTGCCCGCCCCTCACCGTGATTTCGACCGGGCCAGTGCTGTCCGGGCAGACGCGAATATTCATTACGCCGCTCATTGCTGCACCTGCGTCGGTTGTTGCAGGGCAATGGTGCGCTCGCACGCGGTGCGGATCGCTTCGAGCACGAGGCGGCGCTCAGGCGTCGTCTCGACACTCAGGCCATCGGCCGCAATCGCCTGAATGATGCTCAGGTGATCGTCGCTGTGACCGAGCACGATGGACGTTTCAATGCCGCGCACGAGCCCGGCTTTCTCCATCATCCGGCCAAGCGCACGTGTCGGCATCTTGCGTGCGATCTGTGCGGCCTGAACGACAGCAGCGGGCACGACTGGCGTTGCGGGCTGCTCGGCCTCGATCACTTCCATTTGGCCGTTCGCCCACGAGTCGTCCATATCGAGCGCGTCAGCCTCCTTGACCTTGACTGCCTGCGCCTTCACGTCGGACCAGTTCATGTTGTTTTTCGCCCAGTCCAGCAGGTCCGAATCGTGCCCCGGATCGTTCGGGTAGTTCGCCCTGATATCGGCGAGCACAATCGCTGCCGGAAGATGCCACTTGCTGCCGTCAAGCGCTGTCAGTACGAGAACCTTGTTTTTCATAGCGGGTGAGTTGGTTGGTTATGGGTTTAAACGGCCGCCTGAGCGGCTTGCTGCTTCTCTTGCTTCAAACGGTCCCTGCGGGCTCGAACGCGGGTCTTGATGGCGTCCGAGTTCTTCACGTAGTACTCGCGCTTGGCGTCCAGAATCCGAGCCTTGTGGCGGCCGTAGTGCTCCTTCACCGTGCGCCGCGACCGCTCGCGATTGCACTCGCAACAGATACCGCTTTTCACGTAGTGCTCTGTCTTGTGACCATCGCGACACACGCGGCCGTCATAGAACCGGACGAGTCCCGCAGTGCGCGCATCAGCACGACTGATTATCGGGAGGGTGTTTTCCTTACTGTCCATCGGTTTTCCTAAGTCAATGGTCTGCGTGTTGCGCGGCCTGCGCAGCCTGCTGATTGAGTGTTGCGAGAATCCGGGCGCGCGCATCCTCCTTCGCGCCGCCAGCGGCAGGCGAATCGAAGTCCTCAGCGAGCGAGTAGTGCGCGTCTTCGAGGAACACGAACGAGCACGTATCCCAAATGTCCGGCGACGGGATGCCGTCGGTGCGCATGTCCTCTTTCTTTGCGATCACGCGTCGGGCCTTCTCGTCATAGTGGTAAGGGATGCGCGAGCCCTGCTCAACGAGCTTGTCAACGAACGAAGCGGGCACTTCCGGCGAGATACCAAAGCGGCCTTCCTGCACGGCCCGCGTGAGGCCGCAGATAGCCTGCGCACGCTGGTTGAAATAGCGCTCCTTGTATTCCTTGGCGAAGTTCGGGTTACCCCAGTTCACCTTGCGGTAGTTCGCAAAGCCGTCGAGGTCGAGCTGCTTGCACACCACAAGGCCCATACCGCCCGCGTCGATGAGCGCACCGGCGTTGGCGCGTTCGCGCGATTCGGTGAGCACATGGCCGTGCAGTTCGGCCGGGTTGATACTGTTCGAGAACACCGGCACAGAGACAAGCTGCGCGCGGCGCGCGTCCGGCCCGTATTCGCCCAGGCCGTTGACCTTGAACGCAGGCATAACCGACGCGTCGCGGTAGCCGCCGCCGCCCACGTCGAGCGGCAGAAGCCAGCCGTACTGATCGCCCGGCTTGATGACTTCGAGCCCCTTGCACGCCTCGATAGCCTTGCGGCCAAGCAGGAACTTGCTGCTGTTCTCAGGGAACTCGCCGCGCACCTTGATGGAGTACTCCTCCTCGGTGTACTGCTGTTTCTTTTCCGCGATGAACTCGGCGGACACAATCGGCGAATCCTCGCTGTTGAAAACGAGGTTGTTCCACCGGCCGCCCTTTCCGATAGAGAGCTTGTGGTGCGTGTCGTAGAAGAAACCGGACGGCCGCGTAGGCTGCGAGGCAATCGCCATGCGGTTGCGCTTGTCCGTCAGCGAGCCGGTGATGACGCCAAAGTTCTCATCCGTGATACCGCTCGCCTCGTCGCCGAGCCAAAGCAACCAGTCGCGGTGAGCCCCCGCCAAATTTTCAGGGGAGCCGCGCGGGGCCGTCTTTGCGATGACAAACCAGTTCGCCTTGAAACCCTTCACAAAGACGCGCTCTGTCTCAATGGTGAAGTAGTCCCATATCCACGCCTGGCGGCCGTTCTGAATCTTTGCCGAGAGGTCGGCGAACTCCTTCCAGACGCCGTCCGACACGGTCGAGATTTTCGGCGCAGTGAGGATGGTGTTCGAGAGGAAGTAGCAGAGCAGGTGCCACAGGGCGATGATGGCAAAGCCCGACGTCTTACCCGTACCGTGGCCGGACGATACCGACGTGCGCGAGCCCGGATCGCTGACGCTGTCAAACAGGTCGATCTGCTGCCACGTCGGCTTGAGCCCGCATACCTCAATGGCAAAGCGGGTGCAGTCGAACGCGTACCGCTGCACGAACTCCTTGTAGCGCGGGTCCGCAGGCAGAAAGATGCGTGCTTTTGTTGCCACTTACTCGCCCTGCCCGGCCATCTGCGATTCAGCCTGAGCCTGACGGCGGCGCGCGGCCACTGAGTTCCGCCCGGCCTCAGCATTCGCGATTCCCTCCTGATAGACCTTGTCCAGTTCATCGGCGGTTGCCTGCGTCACAGTCGCCGTCACGGTCTGATCGATCTGATCGCGCCAGCCCGCAATATTCTTCAGCGCAAGGTTGGCAATCCGCGACTCATAGAGCCCGCCAAGTCCACCCTCAGTGAGCAATGCGGCTTGCAGGTCGCGCGCGCGCGCGTAGGTGTAAGAAAATTCCGGGTGCCTGAGTGTCACACCGTCCTCAGTCACGGACGTTGCCCAGTCATGCAGGGTCTGCCGGGTGACGTCGATTGAGTCGGCGAAGCGTTCGAGTGTCGGAAAGCGATTGACGACCGTTTCAGTCACGGTGACGGGCCTGCCGTCCTTATCCTGCTTGGTGACCTCTACCTGTTTCTCCAGGTCAATGCGAAAGTACGATAGCAGCATGTCGCAGAACTCGTCGCGGTAGACAGTCGGGCGCCCTACCCTGCGTTTCTCTACCGGTGCGGCAGTCGATGCAGGCTCTACAGGCGGTTTGCCTGCCTTGGGTGCGGCCTTACCCTTTGCGGGCGTCTTGGCGGCTGTCTTGCGCGCCGCCGTGCGCTTTTCCTTGCTATCCTGTGCGGCTGGCTTCTGTGCTGCCTTACGCGCGGGCCGCTTCTTTGCCTCGCCATCCGGCCAATCCGTCACCGTGTGCGTGGGCGGCACCTTGCGCGGCTTCTTTCCCGGCGCGTGCTCGATCACTCCATCGCGCGAATGAACCGCCACCGTCTCGCCCCTCGCGTTAGCCTGAGCAATTTCCTTCTTCAGCGCGGTCGTCTTGCCTGCGCGCCGCCCGCCCGTCGTGATTGTTTTCGTTGCCATGCTGTGTGTGCGTGATTAGTTTCTGAGATCAAGCGATATCTGTTGCAGCCGCTGTTTCTGCCTGCGACCTAGCCGCTTGCCGCTCGCCGCGCGAATCTCTAGCTCGGACGCGAACGGCACCGGGCATGCGCGGCCGGACTCGACGTCGTCGGTGTAGCGTTCAGTGAGGTAGGGAATTGCCGTCGAGCGACCGCTGCGCAGGTCATCGATATAGGTTTCGATGGAGCGGTAGTGACTGACCTTCTGGCGTAACGGTGCGACAGCGCGCGCGAGGTCCGTTGCGGCGGCAACAAGCGTCGCGCTCCCCTGCACGTCATCGAGCCCGAATCGCTTGCGCATGGTCGTGAGCGCGCGGTCGATACGCTCTGCCGCGTCCGTGACGCGCGTGAAATCGTCCTGGACGGGCTGCGTCTGGTTGGTGTACTGGATCATGGCCGTCGCGAACTGTGCGGCGACCTGCCCCAATATCGACTCAGCCCCGCGCATGAGGGCGTGCTGATGAGCAACGCGCGAGTCAAACTCCGTGTGCGGTGAGAGTCCGAGCAGAAAGTCCGTCGAGACGGCATAGACATGCGCGGCCTGCCGCAGGAACTGATGATCGCGCGGCGTGGGCCGCTCGCCGGACTCGATGAGGCTAATCTGCGTCGAGTTCTTGTAGCCAAAGTGCCCGGCCGCCTCGACGGCGGTCATACCCGACAGCACCCGCGCAACGATCAGGTTATAGCGCAGCGTTTCCAGTTCCTCAGGCTTGTTCTTGTTGCGCACGAAGCGCCGCAGAGCCTGTTTCACCTGTGCATCACGTTGCGCGTCTGTGACGGCTGTTCTGTTTTTCATCCAACGAACCCCAGTATGCGGTCTACCTTCTCATTGACTACCGCGTCCAGTTGGGCGCGGGTGTATCGACACAGCACTTTTTGCAGCAACACATTCGCCGCCGCGCTGTACAGCTTTTCGAAGTCTTCTTCTTCCATCGAGCCGAAACTGATGCTCTGCGGCGTCACGCGCACACGGCCGCTCAGGCTCGTGCTCACGTCGAAATAGCCCGCAGAGATGGTCACATTCGCGCGGAACTGTTTGAAATTGGTCTGTACCTCGAATCCCTTGTATTCCGTCATGGGCGGCTCCCACGACTCGAAACCGACCTGCAACAGGGCAAAGAACTTGCGCAGAAAGCGCGGATTGCGCACGCGCTTCATGTCGGCGCGGATCAGCTTGCCGACGGGCAGCTTGGCCGCGAGTTCGGCCTGTTCGGCGTCGGCGGGCACGAACGAGCCGTCCGCGCGTTTGATAAGCAGCACTTCCACGGCTCAGACCTCGCGCACGAGCAGGCTGTGCTCGCTCATCATCAAGTGCTTTTTGATGCGGTATTCAGGCGTGCTCATGCCCTTGGCGTCCTCTACGACCATTTCTCCCACCTCGCCGAGTTCGCACTCCTCGCGGACGATGTAGACGAAGTCAGCGTAGTAGCGCAGCGCGGGCTTCTTACGCTTGCCGCCGAGGTCCACCGCAGGCGCGAGAACAAAGCGCACCTGGCATTGCAGGTCGCTGATCGTCCCGGCGAGTTGCAGCAGCACCAGTTCGCTGTACCGGTTTGCTTCACGCATGCTGGCGAATACGCGCTCGCCGATGGCCACGCGCTTGTTGCCGTACTTGGGAGTTGACGCGGGCACAGCCCCATCGTCGCGACGCTCACGCGCCGCCGCGTTGCGCTGCATGGCAGCGAACTGCGCTTCTGTGAGGCGCTTGCGCGGGCGCTTGTCGCGGCTTTTGATCCGGCGCATCTGCGACTTATTCACCACGCACGCCCCGCTTCAGCCAGTAGGTGCGCACGCCCATGAGCCATGCGCCCGTATAGAAAACGGACAGCAGGAACATGCCCCATTGCCCGGCGTTGCACGTTGCATAGAGCCAGAAAGGCTGACCGGCGAGCCCGATCAGGCAGGCGACGCGGCTCGCTTTCAGACTTCCCACTTGCGTGAGCCATATCGCGAGCGCGCCGGACAACAGAATCACCGCTTGAACCATGTATCACGCCCTATAAACGCTTCTATACGTGCGATACATTATATAGACGCGTCTATATCAGCGGTTAAATTTTTTTGGCTAGGAGACTTTCGATAGCGGGCATCGTTTCCGGGTCGTTCTCCTCGATCATTGGGAGCAGGTCAATAAGCGCGCTCTCTAATGCCCGTATGCGTTTGCGGTCATCATCAACTGCGCGCGTGTTCAAGCGCCGGTCATAGCTGCGCAAGGTGTTTTCCAGCATCGAAATGCGATTGCGCAGGATTGCCTCAACGCTCATTACATCAATAGACATGTCTATTTTCTCCTTTCCGGCTGACCGGTTTTCGCCCGTTGCTCGACGCCGCGCTGATATTCCGCCTTCACGAGTTCGATCACGGCCGTGAGCGATTCCCGGCCGCCGCGCTCCTCAATGCGCGCGTATTCGCGCCGCCGCCGCTCCTTCGGCATGTTCGCGAGCAGCCTGATCTGACAGCACCGGCAGAAGTTGCTATAGAGCCCGGAAAACTTCTCATCGAGCGGGCAGCGTGTCAGTGCATCCACCGCCGCTCTCCCGTTCGCGTGAGTTCGTGCTCGCTCGCACACAACACCTCACCCGTCTCCTCGAACTGCACGTCATACACGCCGCCGAACGTCTCCAGTGCGTCGCCATTGGCCAGATGCATGCCGAGGTATCGCATGCGCACCGTGCAGAGCTTGCCGACGAGGCGATGCAACGCGGTGCGGCGCGGCCGGTACACGAGCGTCTCCTCAACCTCATAGGCGAAGTGCATCACGCGCTCACCTCGTCGGGCGTGCACAGGTGCGCGCGACACGCGTTGCGATCCATGTAGTAAGGAAAATGCGGATCGATGCGCACGGCGGGCGCGCTGCACTGCGCGCACGTCTCGATGTGCCTGTTCTGCATGCGGGCATCGGCAATCAGCATCGTCTCGCACGCGGACCAATCCTTATCCGGCACATAGCACTCGTCTTCGCCCATTGCGCGGAAGCCCTGACCCACGCGCGGGGCGTCGTAGTACTCGCCTCGCGCGAGCCGGTTGACGGCGTTCTGGAGCAGGCGCACGGCGGCGGCATCGCACGGCGCGACGTACGAGCCGATGAACGCACAGGCGCGCGGCTTCTCATCCTCAGTCCAGTGCGCCCGGTAATCGTCCAGGCGCACGACGGTGCCGACGGGCAGACGCTGGCACAACACGTCACCCTCTTTCGTTCGTACGTTCAGCGTGCTCATGCCGTCGGTGAGCGCCACGAGGTACACGTAGCCAGTCGCATCGACGTGCTCGCCGACGTGCCGCCCCCATCCGTACAGCTCGACCTTCTGCGTGTTGACCGTACCCACCACAACATCGCCTTCAGGGCGGTCCTCTCTCGTGTCGAGCACGTACGCGGCGGCGAGCGCTTCGGTCACGAACCGGTGCGCGGCGACGGTGTCAGCGACCTCGATGCGGCCCACCACTTCCAATGGGCTCACGGCCGGAATGCGCACGCCAGCGCGCCGCACGTATTCGATGCAGTCGGCGCGCGTCATGCCGCGATCTGCGAGCACGGCATACACCGCAAAACCGTTGTACGCATTCATGTACGCGTCATAGCGGCCCTGCTCCTCAACGGGCACACCGATCACATGCGCATCAGTGTCGAGCCGGTAGAGGCCCGTCTGATCGACCACGGTAAGCGGCTCGGTGATCGCGGCGGCCGGGTCATTCAGCAGCACGACGGGCACACCAAGCCAGTCCATCGCGTCGATCAGGTAATGCGCGTCTATCTCGGCGCGCAGCGCGACGACTACGAGCGGCAGGGTCTGCGCGCTGTGCTCGTTCTCGCGTATCGCGAGCTTCGTCGCGGCGAGTGAGGCGGGGTCATTGGTGAGCCAGCAAACGATGCGACGGGTCATTACGCGGAGTCTCCGGTCAGGTGTTTGGGAACGCTGGTGCGCCGGGCGAGGTCGCGCAGAGCGGCGCGGGCTTCTTCCGGCATGGGTGCGCGGGCAGCAGCGTCCGGCACCGGATCAAGGGGAGTAACGGGTTGTGCGCGCGGCGTGGGCGGCTTGCCGCCGTTGTCGATAGCGGCGCGAATGCGCGCATGCCACGAATCATTCGACTCGCCGCTGTGCGCCGGGCCTACGCCCACCTCGATAGCTTTCGCGAGCGCAGTCTCTGGCGAACGGAACCAGCCAGCGTTTGCCTGACGCACTGCCTCTGGATTGCTCAACGGGTTGCGGCACCAGTTGCGCCACGTCGCGAACCAGTCTTTCATCGGCTTGCCGGTAGCGAGCCAGTGATCGTGAAAAATCTCGGCGGTCAGGCGGATATGGTCGGCATCCCACCCGCCGCGCTTTTGCAGACGTTCATCGGCGAGCGCCCATTCGCCCCATTTTTTCGGCAATTTCCAATCATCTGGAAGCGCCGCGCGCTTCTTACGGTTGGTTGATGATTGTTGGTGGTTATTTGCGGGTGCACCACTTGTTGCACCCTTTCTGCCGCCAACTGCACCCTTTTCGTCGTCGCTTGCACCGTTTTCGCGGGGTGCAATTTCTGCACCCTTTAACCAGTCGGGGTTGATGACGTACTCATTCGACATGTTGCGACCGCCGTTACCGGCATTCACAAGAATGATGAAGCCATCGCCCTCCATCTTGCGAAGCTGGTATTGAACCGTACGCACCGACTGACGCGTCTTCTTTGCCAGTGTTGCGACTTTCGGCCAAATGTGCGTACCGTCGTCGTGTGCGTGATCGGCGAGCGCGAGCGCGAGCGTCAACTCGCCGCCGCCGTTTGGGTAGCGCTGCCACACCTGCGATGAAACAAAAACACTCACTGCTCTACCCCGCTACGTCTTGTCACTGTCACTTCAATTTGCGCACGCATGTCATAGCTCGCGATCTGCGCGCCGCGCATGCAATGCTCCTCCCACGCCGCCAGGTCGGCCGCACTCATCGCGCTCGTTCGGATGCGCTGCGATTCGGGCACGAATCCTCGCCGGGCTGACTGGTCAATGTTGAGGATCGGCTGTAGATCGGCAATCGCGTCCGCCTCTGCTTTCAGCGCTTCGCGCTTGCTTTTGAACGTGACGAACGTATAGCCCTCATAGTCCGCCCACGCGGCACGCGCGTGCTTCGCGATGCGCTGAGGCAAGTCCTTTGTGTATCCGACGTAGACGACTTTGCCAGCCGTCCACAAGGCATAAACGCAATATGTATCGCGATGCAGCGGGATGAGCGACGCATCGTTGAGCAGGCGATCCCGAAAATCCTCACCTTTCATTTAGCGGCTCCCGAATGGGCGGGATTGCAGGCGGTTCGCGGACATGAGCTTGCGTTTGGGCCAGCGGTTCGCACTCTTGATGGTCGGCTTTTCCTTAGTCGGGTTTGCCGATATAATTGCGGTTCTCACTGCATTTCCTTTCGAAAAGCCGCGACCTGCTCCAACAGGTTCGCGGCTTCGTCGTTCTACGGGCGTCACTTTCTTTTCGATGGTCCGCGCCGCCAGCGGCGTGACCTTCTTCGTGATCGGCTTGTGAGCCGTAACGGGTTTCGACGCCAGAAACTCGTCAGTCGGCCAGAGCCCCTTACGCTTTAACTTCTCCTCGCTCTCGCGCATCGCGGCGGCAAACCGCGTGAGCACGAATTCGCGCGTCATGCCGTCCGGGCGCTTTGCCTGCCCATCGAGCACCATGTGGCACGCGTAGCAGGCGTATGCGCCGATGTGATCGACGCGCGCGAGCTTCTTGCCTTTCGCCTTGCCGCCCTCGTGCGAGTTCGAGTGCGCCCAAACCGTTGTTTCCCAGTTCCCATTGCACACGCCGGGCAAACGCAAGGCGCACGTTTCCCCGCGTGCCGATTCAGTGATTCGGCTCACGTCGTATTCTCAGAAAATGGGGGTGTTACTGACTGGCGCGCTTCGCCTTGTAGCAGGTGGCGCACATACCGTAACGCTCAAGCTGGATCGAGGTGACTACCTTGTTACAGGCGCACCTCTTGCGAACATGCGACAACGGCAAAGCGCTTGCCGTTGTCGCGCGGAATTTCGCAATCGCATTAGGATCGGCGCGATGCATCTTGACGTCTTACTGGATTGCCTTGGCTGCCTGATGGGTGACACGCGCGGCGTCCGTCATGCCATAGCGGTTCAGCAGCCACGACATACCCCACGGCGTGACCAGCACGTCCGGGCGGTTCGCATCGTCGCTCTCGACGGCGGCGAAATAGCCGGTATCGAGATAGTGCTGATACGGCAGTCCGTCCGCCTGGAGCAGGCCATCCGACACCATGCGCTCATGCAGGTCGGCATGGCCGAGGAATTGGGCGATGTAATCGATGGTGCAGCAGTTATCGACATTCGTGACGCGCTCGCGCACGGCCACGGCGCGAGTGCGCGGAATGCGCTGATACGAGCGCAGCGCAACCGCTGCGGTAATGGTGTTGTTACAGGAAACGGCTGAGTTTTTTATGTGTTCGTTCACGCGAAATCCCGGTCCAATGTTGCGGCCTTTCGGCCTGTCTTTTTGTGCTGCAACTATGCGAGTCGGCCTATGCCGCCTCGCGATAAAGATTCCCTTCCTTGACGCGTCGGCCTACCTCGACGCCAGCAGCAATCAATTCGCCCTGCCCGGCGACTTCGGCCTGCGCACAAACTACGTCGAATGCGCGTTGCAAGGCCGCTCGCCCTACTTCGTCAAATTGCCAGGTGCCTCGACGCTTGAAGCAGATGTTTGCGCGGAATACGGCATCGAGTGCGGCGACAACGTCTTTCTCGTATTGCGGGCCGTGGCCCCGCGTGCAGAGCACCAATGCCAGATTGCACATTTCCGCCAAGATCCTGATGTGCTCGACGGTTCCCTTCCCGTTCACAATTGCATCGAGACTCGCGCCGAAGGCAATCGCCACGTCGCGCTGATCGTCTGCATTGAGCGGCTGATAGAACTCCGCATTCACTTCCCGCATGACGTGCGAGTTGTTGAGCACACGCGCAAACGAGCCAATGCCGTCCAGACCTTTCGGCCGATACTTGCGGCGGGGTTTCTTCGTGCCAGCCATCGCTTTAAGAATCCATCCGCGTCGGGGCGGCCAGCCTGCGCGCGTAACGGCGCTTGAGCTTGGTGATGCCAGCAACAATGTCCGCGCTCGGACGCGGGTTGTTCGCCGGGTGATTCTCCAGGTGCGAGACATGCGCCTGCGACCGGTTGATTGCCGCCGCGATTTCCTTCTGAGTCAGGCCCGCTTTCTGGCGCAGGGCGCGGATTTCTTCAGCTATCTGCATTTTTTACCTGTCAGTTACGTTTTGTGACCATCCTTACAGCGAGGCAAAGTATAAGCATGTCTATGGTTTGTGGCAAGGCGCACATAGATGCGTTTGTTTTCGGCAAGATAGATAAATAGATACCCTGATCGACGCGCAAAACTTCCATAGACACGCTATTCCGTGCTATAAGCTCGACAGGCAGAACATAAGTATTCTTATAAAAAGAAACGATTGGGAATCGCAAAATCAATGACGGACAAACTGAACATGACAGCCGAGCCGCCCGAAACACTGGGGGACCGCATTCGTGCGCGTCGAACTGAGTTAGGCATGTCTCAGGGGGCACTAGCCAGGCAGGTTGGACTGACTCAGCCAACGATCTCTAGCCTGGAAAGAAACGAGTCAATGCAGACAAGCAGTATTGGCTCAATTGCTCATGCCCTTCATGTCTCAGCGCTATGGCTAGAAACGGGACTGGGAGATAAGAAACTAACAAACCAGCCCAAGGGTTTCCGCCGCACATACAAGGGCGGCTCAGACATGGAGTTTGAGATTCAGTTGTTGCCGTCCAAGGGAAGCTGCGGGGGTAACACAGCAGGCAAGCCGGACGTCTCCGACATCCAGGCGGCCCTGCTCCCAATAATCAAAGATCAGGCTTTCTTTGACCGTTTTGAGGTCGAACCAGCGGACGTGATCGCTCTCATTGCTGACGGCGATAGTGGGGCAAATTTCATCGTGCATGGCGATACCGTTCTCTTTCGCACCTCTCAATGCGAACGCCTTGAAAGCGGACTGATTTATGCCCTCGATACGCCGGATGGTCCGCGCATCAAAAGGGTTCATCGCCGCAGTGATGGTCACGTCATCCTGTCTTGCGACAATCCCGACAAAGTCCGCTACCCCGACGAGGACTACACCGCCGAAGCTGCGGAAAATCTCAGACCTCTGGGACGCTATCTCTATCGGCAGGGGTGACATTTCAAATGTAACGTGACCTGTGTCAATTTGTTACGAACGTAAGTAAACCATACAAAAGGCCCACGATTGTGGGCCTTTTTTTATCTTAAGTTTGCGTGCGCTGCAACATAATCGGCACAACTTACCGAATCTCACACGCGCTCGATCAATGGCAAACGCTTGCGCGCACCAATTATGCGCACCACATGCGTGTTTAACCGGCTATTAGGCTAGTTGCCGTTTCACTTTCATCACCGCTGCAATGATCTGTCGTCGGCTTGCAACACCGTAAATATTGTAACGGCGCAGGCATTGTCACTTCTATACAACACATAGACGCCGCTGCCGAAATACCCGGTTTTTCGTCAAAAAAACAGGCGCATCTATTGACGTCTATATTTACGTACCTATAATCACGGACATAGACATGTCTATGTCTATCAACCGGCAGCACTTACCGATTAGGGGACGCAGATGAAGACGTTCGCAGTGACGATAACGACGCAGGAAGGTGCGAAGCACCAGTACACCGCTATCAGTTCGCACAGTTTCGATGTGTGGGATGCAGCCATCACCACGTTTGGCCTGTGCAAGGTCAAGGTCACCCTTCAGTAAGTACGCCTAACCCCTTCCACGCAACCACCACGCGAGACACCAAATGACGAACATGAGCGACGTTTCCGAAGTCATCGATACCGTTGAATCAGCGGAGGGTGCAAAAGACCTCGTATCGCGCACGCTGGCTCTTGTTGAGGCACCGGAACCCCTCAAAATCAAGCCGTTTCTCGACAAGCCGACGGTCACGAGTGATGGCGAAATCATCGCCAATATCAAGCCGATCCAGTACCCGGTGCGCGATCTGCACATTGCAGCGCTGCACCACTACCTCGACGGTGCACAGTTCGCCGTGACGACGGCCGAGGGCATGAGCGAGGCCAAGCAGGTTGCCGCGCGCCTTTCCAAGCTGAAAACAGCGATGAAGGATGCCTACACCACATGGAACGGCCCGATTCTCGAAATGACGGCGGACGCGCGCAGCAAGCGCGATCACATCATTGCCGAGGTCGATCTGATCCTCGCGCCGATCAAGGAACAGATCGACACGCAGGCGGCGATTGAGGCTGAAGTGCGTACCCGCAAGGCGCGTGAAGAAAGCGAGCGCGTAGCAGCGCACACGGCCGCCCTCAAGGTGCTTGAGGACATGCCGGGCAAGTATCTGTCGGAGCCGTCGGAAACCATTGCGAAAGTCGTCACGGAGATTTCCTCGTTTGACTACCTCTCGCGCCGTGACTGGCAGGAATACCTGCCCGCTGCAACGGACGCGATCCGCGCCGCTATCGCCACGCTCGAACAGCACCTGACCAACGCCATGGCGCGCGAAGAACTGGCGCGCATTCAGGCCACGCAGGCCGCCGCCGATCAGGAGCGCCTTGAGCGCGAGCAGGCAGCAGAGCGCGAGCGTGAACGCATCGCCGGTCTGCGCGAGCGCATCCATAACATCGAGCTTGCGCCCACGACGGTTGTCGGTGCAACGAGCGAGGCCATTCAGAAGAAGCTGGCGCGCCTCGAACAAACCGAGCCGTCCTCGTTTGAGGAAATGGCATCCGAAGCGACCGCCGCCATCGAGAACGTGCGCAACGTGCTGCAAACGATGCTCGACGGCGCGCTGAAGGCAGAGGCCGCACAACGGCAGGCCGACACTGATGCGGCCGAACTCGCGGCGTTCCGCGCCGCTGCCGCACGTCAGCAGCAGGAGCAGCAGGAAGCGGCCGACCGCGCCGCGAACGAGGCCCGGCAGGCGGCAGAAGCCGAGCAGCGCGAAAAGCAGGAACAGGCTGAGCGCGAGCAGCGTGAGAGAGACGAAGTCGCGCGCATCGCACGCGAACGCGCCCAAGCCGTTGCAGAAATCCTGCGCGACCTGCTCGTTGAAGCGCGCCCGCACGTTCCGGCCGGTGACCTCGCCGAGCGCATCGACGTCGCAATTGCAGCCGCCCAAGGGGAGTAAGACGCCATGAACGCACCACTTCAATTAACGCCTGAACAAGCTTTCCCGTCGCTCGAAGTGAACCTGATCCCGCTGCCGGACGGTCACATGGGCGAGTTCTTTGGTGCGCTCGCTGCCGCTCAGGGCGCATTCGATCATATCGAGAAAAGCAAGCATGTGATGATCCGCCCGCGTGACGCAAGCAAGGCCGCCTACTCATTCAAGTATGCGGACCTCGCTGAAATCCGCAGCAAGACTACGCCCGCGCTGGCCGCCAATAAACTCGCGCTCACGCAACTCGTGACGAACAAGCCGCGCGAGGTCGGCGGCATCATGATCCGCACGATTCTCGGTCACGCAAGCGGCGCGCGCATGGAGGCCGTGCTTGACCTCCCCAAGACAAATGGCGACGTCAAGGATTTGGGCGCGTATATCACCTATCTGCGCCGTTATGTCGTTGGGCCGATGCTTGGCATCGCGGCCGATGATGACCTTGATGAGGATGGCGAGCCGCCTGCCGGTTCGTCACCAATGGGCTACTCGGCGGAACCGTCCACGCTGCGCAATCCGGCACCGTCGAACCCGGCTGAAACGCCCCTGCTGCGCGACGCGAAAAGCATCAAGGAACTGACGACGGCGTTCAACAAGTTTTCGCCGGAAAACAAAGACCGTTTCCGCGCGCAGTATGAACGCCTGCTCGAAGCGCTTGACGTCCCGCCCCCTACCGCTGCTGCCGCCAAGGGTGCGACACCGGCCGCCGCCGCTGCAAAGCCCAAGGATGACCTGTGATCGTCGTTGACTGCGATCAGGGCACGCCCGAATGGCACGCTGCGCGTGCTGGCGTCATCACCGCCAGCATGTTCAGCACCGCCCGCAAGTACAAGGCGGGCGGCGAAATGTCGGAAACCGCCAAAAACTACGCGTTCAAGCTTGCCATCGAGCGGATCAGCGGCGTGCCGCTCGATGAGTGCCATCAAACGTGGCAGATGACGCGTGGCCAACGGCTCGAACCTGAAGCCCGCGATCACCACATGGCTGATATTGGCCGCCGCGTCAAACAGGTCGGGCTCGTGCTCAGTGATGACCGGAAGTTCGGCGCGAGCGCGGACGGCGCGATTGACGGTGACCCGCAAGGGCCGGGCGGTGCCGAATACAAGTGTCTCGTGAGCCCGCTCGAACTGCGCAAGGTCTACACCGAGAACGACTACATGAAGTTCTACGATCAGGTGATGGGCGGCCTGTGGCTCACCGGCAAAAACTGGTGGGACTTTTGTGTGTACTGCCCCGCCATGCGCAACGTGAACAAGCATTTCAGGCGCTGGCGCATCCGGCGCGATGACGACTATATCGACGCCATGTCGCTCGACCTCGTTGCATTCGACAACCTGGTCGAGAGCTACCGCGCCACGCTGATGATCGAAGCCGATCCGGCAGTAATGGAGGCCGCTGCTGCAACGCTCGACCCGCTTTCGCGCGCCCTTCTGATACCACCTGGTATCAGTGTTATGTGACCTTGTAACACAACATAAAAACAGGATATTTCACATGTGGTTTCGTAATCTCACCCTCTACTCGTTTGACAGCATCCCGACGCTGGAAAGCCTGAATGCCGCGCTCATGACGCGCCGCTATACGCCGTGCACGGACATAGAGCAGTCCTCAGCCGGGTTCGTGCCGCCGCGCGGCGACGATGCCCTGCTCGTGCTGCCGGTCGATACCCAGTGGCAGATTGCGCTGTGCATCGAGCAGAAGGTGCTGCCCGGCTCTGTCGTGCGCGACGAAACCGAACGGCGCGCGGCCGAAGTCGAGCGCTTGCAGGGTTTCAAGCCCGGCCGCAAGCAGCGCCGCGAAATCAAGGATGAGGCAACCGACATGCTGCTCGCGCAGGCATTCAGCAGGCGCAAGACGGTGCGCGGCTGGATCGACACGCGCCGCGCGATTCTCGCCATCGATACCGCCTCGACCACGACCGCCGATCTGTTCGTGGCGAACCTGCTGCGCGCCATCGAGGCCAATATCGGCCTGCGCCCGCTCAAAACCGTGCTGAGTCCGGTTGACGTAATGACGGCATGGGTTGGCGAGAGCGACGCGCCTGACGGCTTCACGATTGACAGCGACGCGACGTTCTCAGGCTCCAATCGCGGCGTCGTGAAGTACTCGAACACCGCCCTTGAGGGTGCGGACGTGGCAAGCCAGATTGAAGCCGGAAAGCGCGTGACGCGCCTCGCAATGACTTGGGGTGACAAAGTCTCGTTCGTGTTTTCGTCTGACCTCGTGATCCGCCGCGTGAACCCGCTCGACGTGCTCAAGGAAAAGCCGGAAGACGGCAAGCTGTCGGCCGCTGCCGATTTCCTGCTGATGGCCGAATGCCTCGCCGCGCTCGTGCAGGCGCTCGTTGCCTCGCTTGATGGCATCGCGCCGGTGTCCGACCTCGCCGACGAGGAGCCTGCCGCCCCTACCCTGCCCGCCGACGGCGACGACCTGCTGCCGCAGGCCCGCGATATCGTCATCAAGAATGAGCGCGCGTCTATCTCGCTCGTGCAGCGGCACCTGCGCATTGGCTACAACCGCGCTGCCGCCCTGCTCGAAGCCCTGGAGGCCGCTGGCGTGGTAAGCGAAATGAAATCCAATGGCTCGCGTGACGTTCTCGCAGGAGCGCAAGCATGACGAACCTCGTGAGCCTGAAGAAGATCGCCGAGGACAAGACGCAGACGGCCATCGGCATCAAGAAAATGACCGATTACATGCTCGACCCCCGCGCGATCAGCATCAAGCCGAATTTCAACGCGCGCGACATGGTCAACATGAGCCGTCGCACGCGGGAGCACGTCGATAGCATCAAGGCGGCCGTTCGCGCCGGTGAGACAATGCCGCCGCTCGACGTGCGCATCGAGGGCGACAAGATCTACGTGGTGGAGGGTCACTGCCGCCTCGTCGCCTACCTCGAACTGATCGCCGAGGGCGTGGAAATCATGCTCGTGGCGGTGCGCCAGTTCAACGGCAACGATGAGGACGCGGATTTTCACGTGCTCAACAGCGCGAGCCAGTTGCACCTGACCCGGCTCGAACAGGGCCGCAAGTACAAGGGCCGCGTCAGCCTGGGATGGACGGTCGCACAGATTGCCGAGCGCGCGCGCAAGTCGCCGAGCTACGTCGAGCAAAACCTGATGCTAGCGAACGCGGATTCGGACGTTCAGCGCCTGCTCGAAGACGAGACGGTATCGGCGAAAGTCGCGCTTACCGCAATTCGCAAGCACGGCGCGAAGGCCGGTGCCTACCTGCAAAGCATTGTGGATGGCACTGACGGCAAGGTCACGCCGAGCAAGATCGGCCCTACCCTCTCGCCGAAACTCGCCGCGCGCGCGGCCGATTCGATGGCCGGTTTGTTCGGCAATTTTCAGCCTTCCCGCCTGGAGGCGATTCGCGTCGCGGAGCCGGACGAGGTCATTTCCCTGCGCGCCGCCGACCTGCAAGCGCTGCTCGCGGTGTACGACGCACACCTCGCGAAAGCCGCCCGCAAGGCCGGAAACAACGCCGTCGGGGCCGCCGCCGATGCCTCGTAACGGATGCTTTGACCGCCCGCAAGGGCGGCCATCCTACTTCGCACAGGATGGCTATATCGAAGTTTCGCAGCCATTCGGACACGTCATCCGAACGCCGAAATGGGTTGTCGTGGAGGACACCGTCATGTCAAAAGACTGCCGCCACAGTGCCCTGAAAGTCGATCCGGCCTGCGAAGGCTGCAAGCACAATCAACGCGGCATGGCCGCTCCGACCGAGGAGACGCAATGAAAAATCTGATTCGAGAGCTTCCCGTCACGATGCTCGCGTGCGCCGGTGCACTCGCCCTGCTTATGCTTCAGGCTACGCTCGACGCGCCGCGCAGCGCGCCGGAATGCCGCGCCAGCGGACCCGCCGACCCCGCCCGGACGGCCCTTTACAAGGCGTCGCACCGCCCTGAGTGTGACAGCGCCCGACCCCGCCTAACCGCGCAGCATCCCGTATAAGCTCACCCTGATTGACTTGGTTGCGTGTGACTGATACCAGTTGGTATCAGTCACACCGCACAAAACCATTCCCCATCCTATCGCCCCACACTTCCCCGCGCACCGCGCGGCTAATACCAGTTGGTATTAGTCCCATAACGTATTTTCTGTTCTGTTTTTGTCTTTTCTGACTTGGCCTTGCCTGTTTTGGCCTGATCTTCCCACCTCAAGTCATGCAATTTCAAGTTTGAACACACAAAATAACGTATTTCCGCTTCACACCGTGTCTTTTCTAGTAAAACCGGTTCAAACATGGCATGTACACGTTAGCCAACACCCAAAATGAACGGAAAACAGTAAATCTGTTGCTTTTCGACTCAGTTTTATGGATTTACGTTTGGCTTCGTTGGCCCTAGACAGAGTTTTGAACGGAAAAGAACAGAGAACGTCCGAGAACCCTTGCGCGGCGGGACTGGTATCAGTTGGTATCAATCACACTAGGCCCAGTCTTACATGAGGTGTCCCGGTATGGCTCTGTGCCTTGTGGCCTGAGGTGTTCCGGCTTGTCCGAATATAAGGAAGTAAATACACTGCGCGACATACCAAACCAACAGAGGTCGCGTCATGTCTATTACTGTCGTAGCTCACACGAAGGGAGGCGTGAGCAAAACAACGACCGCCGTCAACCTCGCCGTCATGCTCATGTCGGCCGGGCGCGACGTTCTCCTCGTGGACAGCGACACCGGGCAATCAGCCCGACGCTTCGCCAGCAAGCGCGCGAAAGCGCCCGGCCTGCCGTTTGTCGAGTGCGTTGCGCTGTTCGATAACGAGGGTGACTATCACCGCCAACTCGCCGCGCTCGCCGCTCGCCATGATGAGGTCATTGTGGACGTTGGCGGGGAAGGGCAGGGCGCGCGTGAAATCCGCCTTGCCCTCACCGTCGCCAATCGCGTCCTGACGCCGTGTCGCCCGTCGCCCGCTGACATTCAGCGACTGGACATGATGCACGGCATGATCGAACTGGCACGCGACCTGAATCCGGGCCTCGACGCAATGCTTTTCCCGGTTCAGGCGTCAACGAACGCCAAAGCCACGGACGTAGACGTTTTCTATGAGAAAGCCGTCGAATTTCCACAGTTTCGCCTGCTCGATGCCGTCGTGTGCATGCGCGATGCCTACAAGCCGTGGGCTGACACCGGCGAGGCGGTTTTCGAGCAGGTCAAGCTGGATAAAAAGGCGATGGCCGAAATGACCAAACTCTACAAAGAGGTATTCAATGGCTGAACTCTCCGAGAAGGAACAGCGGCAGGCGGCAGCCCGCGAGGCCGCCCGCGAAAAGCGGATTCGTGAGTTTGCTGCCGGGGCTGATGCCCGCCCGGCATCGGCCGCGCCGGGTATCACGCCCGCACCGGCCGCCCCGCCCATTGCCGAGCCCACGACCCCGACTGACCTGCAAACGGCCGTTGAGAGCCCCGCAGAGGCCGCCGCCGCGCCCGATGAGGTGCAGACCGCCACCAATGCGCCGCAGGCGGCTGAGGAGGCCGCCAGCGAGCCCGTCGCGACCGCGACCGATTCCGAGGCACCGGCCGCCGCAACGAAGCCCGCCAGCAAGGTTAGAAAGGGCAAGGACGCCGGATTGCCGTGGGAGCACGCCCACCCAAGGGTAGAGGTGAACTTTTCGACCAAGCTCTCTGAAGAACAGCACATGAAGCTGACCTGGCTTGTCCAGAACATGACCGGCCGCCAGTCAATCCAGAAGCTCGTACACGAGGGCATCGACATGATGCTCGACAAGCGCATCAAGGAGGTTCTCAAATGAAATACGCGCTCAAGCCCGGTTTCGCATTTCAGCCCGGTGACCTCGTGCCGGTGGAGGAGGGCACGGCGCGCCCGGCCGCGCTCACGATGGTTGCGCAGAAGGGCGAGCCTGAGCAGGGCAAGCTCGACCTGAAGGCCAAGCCGCGCAGGCCGTGGGAGGATGCTCACCCGAAAGTCACCGTGCCGTTTAATCTGCGGCCCAAGCAGGAGCTTCACGCCAAGCTCAAATGGCTCGCAGAACGGATGCCTGCCACGTCCATGCAGAAGATCGCCATGCAGGGCATCGAGGCCGAAGTAGACCGCCTGCTTAAAATCTACGACAAGCCCGACCGCGACTAAGATAGATACGTCTATCGCCGAGCCCGACACTCGCAAGAGGTCGGGCTTTTTGCTTTTCAGGGTTGGAAATCTCTCAAAAAAACAACAAGGGGTTGTTGGTGTTTTTTAAAAGACAACACCTTTAAAAACCTTTAGCCAGGCGAGAGCCTTATCTGGCTTGGCTTTGCCGGGAGATAGGTAACCTTTCCGGGTTACTCAGGTAACCATTCCGGGTGAGGTTTTTGACGCTCAGGTAACCGTTTAGGGTTTGAAGTTACCGTATCGGGTAGACCCATCAAAACCCTCGAAAAACACGCCTAAGTAACTGATTTTAAACGATATATATGCGTCTATATCCTCATTCAGGTAACTATATCGGGTTGCTCAGGTAACGAAATCGGGTTCCCGGCCTCGCGGACCTCGCTTGAGGTAACCAAATCGGGTTTCAGGTAACCAAACCGGGTTTCCTTTGTGCGGCTCACCCTCTAAAGTAACCTTGCAAGTGTTGCGCATGGTTACTTTGCGGCGTACGATACCGCCGAATGAAGGAGGGCATCCAATGCCGAGAGCAAAACCCAAGACACTGGAAGCGCCGCCGAGCATCGGCGGCCGTAGCGAAGTCAAGAAACACAATAACGCAATTCACGTCAGCGGCGAGCTTTCGCTCGTTGGCCGCAAGCTCGTGAATGTGCTGCTGCTCAATGCATACGACAATCTCGCGCGGCAGCGCGATCACACCATTCCGGTGCCGCTGCTGTGCGACCTGATCGGTTGGGAGAGTAGCGGCAACATCGACAGCCTCAAAGACGCGCTGCGTCAGTTGGCATCGACGCCAATAGAGTTCGACCTGTTCAACCGCGACGGCAAGCCCACATGGGACGTTACCGCGATGGTTGCGCACGCACGCATTGAGGGCGGCGTGTGCCGGTACGAGTACAGCAAATTCCTGTCTGAAAAACTCTCGGACCCGGAAATGTATTCGATCATCAATATCGGCGTGCAGCGCGAGTTCAAGGGCGCGTACTCCCTTACCCTATATGAGAACTGTCTGCGCTTTCGCGGCACAGAAAGCGGCTCGACGGGATGGTGGCCTATCGCGACGTGGCGCAAGGTGCTCGGCGCAAATGCCGCGCTATACGACGAGTTCAAGTTCTTTTCGAGCAAGGTCATCAAGCCCGCCGTTGACGAAATCAACAAGGTTTCCGACCTGATCGTTGAGCCCGAATACCAGCGTAAGGGCCGCTTCGTCACAGATATCCGGTTTCTCGTGAAAGACAATCCGCAGCGTTCACTGCTCGACATGACGACAGACGCGAGCGGCGCAAAGGATTCGGACGCCTACAAACTGCTCGTTGAACTGGGCGTCGGCGCGACGCTCGCGCTCTCGATGGTGACGAAAGACGAGGCGCGCGCGGCTGAGATTGCCCGCTACACAAAGGAACGGCTCGATAGCGGTGAAATCACCGGCAGCGCGGGCGGCTATGCGCGCACGCTGTTCGAGACAAACGCGGTCGTGAAGAAACCGGCGAAACGAAAGGGTGCAGACAAGAAAGCCGATGGAGTGGGGGAGGGCGGGAGCGAGGCCGACGAGCAAGCCAGCAAGACGCGCGCGGCGGTTGCGGCGTTGACCGCAGAGGAGCGGGCCGCGCTCGCTGCCGAGTTCATCACGAACACCGGAACGAGCGCGACATATGATGCAGGCAAAGACAAGGTTGGCACCCTGGTGGAGACTCGCCAGTATCGCGACTTCACGCGGCAGCGGGCGGCCGACGTGATCGCCGCGCGCCGTTAGTGGTGCGCGTAGGTAATCGACGCCATCAACGCGGCGCATGCTGCGCTGCCGTCCGGCAGCGATACCGGCTGAGCGGCCGCCTTGTCGGCTGATGAACTTTCATCGGTTGCCGCCGTGCCCCAGTGCGACCATCCAAAGGCGCGCACACCCGCCCACATGAGTTGACGTCTCCACCACGGCACCGCTGTAGCAGCCGATGCCTCGCGCAATACCGCGTCCGCGACGTCTCGCGTGACGATATGCGTTGAATAGAGGTAGTCATGCACCGTCGCCGCCGCGCTCGACGTGTCGCCTGCCAGTTCATAGATGACGGGCAGGCGCGGGACGCTCGCGAAATTGGTCACGAAGCCTTCAGGCACGGTGATCGTGAACCCGGCGACGTCGGACTGATAGACGAGGTCGGCGAGCAATAGCCAGTTACCGTCATCTTTATCCGTCGCAGGTTGTACCTTCAGAGCGGTTTTAAACTCGCTCATTGCGTGTTCACTACCGCGAGCAGCAGCGCAGCCTGCATGCCGGTAATCGCGAGATTCGCAGCGGTCTTTTGAGGCTCAGTCAGGCTCGATGTTTTCACGAGCGTAAGCAGGCCCGGTAGCTGCGAATCGGCGAACGCTTTCACGGTTGCGAGGTCGAGTGTTGGCAAGGGCGCACCACTCACCGGGTGCGCAATCGCGGCGGCGACGGTGCAGACCTTACCCGCCCGGTCCTGCGCGTCTTTCAGGAACGCGATGGCGGCCGGGTCCGTCTCGATAACGATCATCGACGCGAGGAACGGCTGTCCGACAGTGCAGTTTTTATCGACCGTCACCGCGAGCGCCGCGAGCTTTTGCGCCGCTGCCTGAGCGGGCGTTTGCGTGCTGGCCGGTGCGGTGGCGGTTGCCTGCGCACCGCTGCCGGTTGCAATGGCCGTGGCAGGGCCGCTCGTGTTCACAGTGGCGCAACCTGCCATCATAGCCACGCCGACCAACGCGCCGGGCATCAAAATACGTCTGAACGATTTCTGCATGTGTGTACCTGTAGAGGCAGTTAAAAAAGCGATCGCGCCGGGCTCAGTCGTGCCCGTCGCCTTCGAAGTGGTGAATGGTTGTCGTGCTCGAAAACACGTAACCCTCCAGGCCGTAGCGTTTCGCGACCCAGATAGGGAAGGGCGAATCGTGAATTCCGTCGTTCTTTCCGGTGTGGTGCTGCTTCGTGAGCAGCATGCCGTTGACCGTCATGTCATCCACGAACAGGTACGGATCGCGCGGCCTGACGATCTGCTTATCGTTTTCGAGCGGGTGCGCGGCCGGAATGACCGTCACAATCGGGTCTTTGAAAAATCCATCCCAATCGAATGCCTGCGCGTGCGGCCCCCACTGGCCTTTTTTGCAATCGGCTGCAAAACGATGCCAGTCGATCATGTTCGCCATCGATCTTTCGATGGGATAGTGATGGGCTTCCAGCGGATGACCGCTTTCTTCGGCGGTTGCCCCCGAAATCCAGCAACGCCCACCCTCGCGCTCAATCAGTAGCTTTTTCGAGTGCGTGAAAAGCGCCGTCGTCGTTCGCGCCTCATGCCCCGGAATGTTGACTTCAACCGAGAGCGTTTCACGCTCGACGTGAACCTGTTCTACCGTGCTCATGCAATCACTTCCTTCGTCAGTTGCCACAGGCCGATGCGCGCTGCACCGCCGATATCGCCGCCGTTGACGACGGCCGTCGTACCCTTGAAATTGCCGGTGTCGGCAATCTCGTTCAGGCCATGCGACTTCCAGAACCACGCACCGGCACGCGCTGCGTGCAGGGGCTGTTCGAGCAGTTCGGGATGCGCGATAACGTCGATCTTCAGGGCCGTTTTTGCGGCGAGGTAGTTCGCTTTTCCAGTCAGGTGCAACAGGCACCGGCCGCGATACGCAAAGCCGTCGCCGCTCGCCTCGTCGCCGTTGCCTAGCCGGTTTGCGTAGACGTTGTTCCCGATGGCCTGCGGATTGCGTGCGAGGCGCAGCGCGAGCGCATTGGGCGGGCCGCCCCGTTTTCCGCTCGCGCTGTAGCGGTCCCATGTGTTCGCCAGCCCTTGCGCGGAGTAATTCAGGTTTTCCGACAGCCGCGACAGGCTTGCCGTCTCGTGCAGGCTTTGTGCGAGGAACATTTCAATGCGCTGTTCCGTCGTGATGCCAAACTCCAGCATCGCGGCATTGATCGCATCGACCCATACGGGGCTTGCGGCCGGACCCGGCGCAAGCCGCTGCAATTGCGCAAGCGTGATCTGCATTACGCGCCCTCGCCCGGCGTAGTGCCGCTCATACGGCTCACCCATGCCACGAAGCCGCTGACGGCCGGTTCAAGGATTCGCGAGCCGCTATAGCCGCCAAGCGTGATGAGCCCGGCCTGCACGACGGATTGCCAGTTGAAATACGAGCCGAGAAAGAAAATGCAGAGCCCCACCACAATCGAGGTCAACAGGTCTTTCACGATTTCGAGCGCCACGCTTCTGACGACAGTTGCCGGGTCCGCGATCTTTTGCGCCGTGTACGCCGAGCCGCCGATGATCGCGAGCAGCACTGAGATGCCGATTGCAGCGGGCGGAATGTCGCGCAGGTCATGCGCGAACGTCACCTGAGCGGCGAGGGCAGCGGCCGACCAAAAGAGCAGCAGGAGCGCGTAAAAGAGTTGTTTCAGTTGCAGGCTTTGAAGCATGTCGCGTCCTTGGAGCGTTGGTGTGCGTCAATCAGAGAAAAGGTCACGACGAGCAGCGCATGCCAAAGACACGCTATCGCGAGGCCCAACGATGCGAGCTTGAGCACTGCGATAAACAACACGGCGACGTAACAGAAGGCGAGGAAGGCAAAGCCGAAGTGCCGGTGCGCTCGAACCCACGCGAATTGCACCGGCACGAGAGGTGTATCGTTGATGAGGACATCGAGCGCGCCCGCGATGCCACAGATGAGCATGAGCCAGAGCAGGGTGTAGCCCTCATCGCTAATGGCGATTTGGGCGTACAGGGATCGCGGCTCATTCATGCCGATGTACCACGTCAGAATGGCGACTCCACAGACGTACAGCCGGAACAGGGCACTTGCTACACACACTTGCGGGCGCGATTTCATCGTGCGTCGCCTTAATCTAGGGTCACGGGTTCAGCGCATACGTCTCGCTGCCATCACCTTGCCAAGGCCGCCGATAGCGCGAACGATGTTATCGAGCCGTTCGCATATCGCCAGGAACCGGGAGCCTTGCGCCTCACGCGCCTTCTTCCAGTCCTCAAACGCTTTGCTCTCAAACAGCGCCTTGCAGTCCGAGCGTTGCATGGCCATTGCCTTGTCCAAGGGTTGATCGAAGTTTAAGAACAGTGAGGCGACCTGCTCATTCAGATTTTCCAGTGACGCCAAGCGCAAGCTCACCGACGACGGAACGCACGAGAAATCGCGCCGCAGGCGTGACCGCCTGCGCTCCGTGCGGTAGCAGTTTAGGCAGCACAATGACGCCCTCGCGGTCGAACCAGATTCTGAAAAACTGCGTGTCGCGGTCGAGCGCAATGCGATACTGCGCATACATGCGGTCGAACGTGGACGCAGGCAGGCCCGCCATCACGGCGATGCGCTTCGCCAGCCATTTCACATAGCCGGTTGCGTCCACGACGGCATCAGGCACGCCCTGCTCGTGATCGGATGCGCGCAGCAGTTGGGCGGCCATTGCAGCCGTCATCCAGTGCGCGACGCCTGTGAGTGTTGTCGAGCCTTGCAGCGATTCAATCGCTTCGGCCATTGCGCCGGTGAGCGGGTGAAGCGTCCAAGTATCGCCTGCCTCCTCGAACGTAGAGGGCTCAGGCAGGTCGCGCGCAACGTCCAGATAGTCTGACAGCGTGGACGTGTCGGTGACCGCGTAGTCCGGCCGATCCTCGCGCGTATGCACGCAATAGTGCGCGAGGGCAAAGAGGCGTTCGCCGACGGTCCACGCGCGCGTATCGGACACATGGCGCGGCGAAGGCACGCCCGCGTATTCGACGGCGCGGCGCAAAAACTCGCTCATCGTCGCCTCGTGCGCGGTTTCATGCGTCTGACAGAGCGCGATTTCGTCGCCAAACGAGAGTTCGCGAAGGCGTACATCAAGGCGCGCGGTGCGCAGGGGTTCGAATCGGATCATTTGATGTTGAAATAGCCCGCAACGTCTCGGCGGTCGATTGCCGTGAGCGTCGCAACGGTGAGTTGAACGGCCACATTGAGCACTTCACCCTGGCTTGTGCGCGGCACGGTGAAGGGCTTCGAAATGCTCTCGATGACGATAGGCAGGATGGTCTGATCGCCGTATTTCATCGCGAGCAGTTGCGGCGCGACGGATGGGTAAATCGTTTCGAGCGGGCTTTGCTTCAGCCCGTTTTGCAGTGCGCCCGAAATGACGCCCTGATCGGCCAGATACTGCGGCACCGCCCACTGTTCGAGCTGCGTGACCGGCTGGCGGACTTCGGTGTACGGGTCGATGAGCGCACGAAAATGCGCCGTGAAGGAAAACTTGACGGGCGGCATACCGGAGAACACCTGCGTCGAGTTCAGCTTGGTGATGCCGGTGCGGCCGGTCGCGCTGCGCAGTAGCTTTCCAACATCGCCCTGACTGGCGTCGCCTCCCAGCAGCGCCTGTAAATCCGCCGTCAGCGTGCCCGATTGCAGCATGCTCGACAGGGTCGGCACTTTCGATTCAGCGCCCGCGCCCTCAAACGGACTCGTCCAGTTCAGCGTCATTTCCTGCGAGCCGTCCGTGAGCGGTGCCCATACCTCATAGCCGTCATCGACGGTGAAGTTATCTGCGGCCGACAGGGTGCGCGTGTCAAAGCTCTGCACCCAGTCATTGCCGTTATCGGCGCGCTTGACGGGGTAGAACTTCGCGATCAGGTGCTGATTGAGCCCGTCCCATTTCGAAGACAGGATTTTGGCGGTTGGCGTCTGAGCCGATGACGGCGCGGCGGCCGACGAAAAATCGTTGAACGACACAGGGGCAGTCCGGCAGAAAGGGGAGGGGAAACCGCCCCGCACGAGAGCGGGGCGGCAAAGCGTTCAGCCTGGCGTTACATGCCCGACTGGGTACGCTTGCGCATCGACTTCATGCGCTTGAGCGTGGCCGATGCCGAGTGCGACTTGCGCAGCATCTTTTTGACGGCAACTTTCTGCTTTGCCGACAGCCGGACGTTGCCCGACACACGCTTGTTGACCTTCATTTTCTTGCCGCCGCGCACAACCGTCGTGCGCCGGTACGTCGCGTCATAGAAAATCTCGCCAGCAGTGCTGTCGAAAATCGCCGTCTGCGAATCGTCATCGAAAGCAAAGCCGTCGATATCCTCAGCCGCCGCGTCATCGTCGCTCGGTAGCGAATCAGCGAGGAGGTCTTTCACGCGCAGTGCAACGTCGTTGTCGCCACCGTTGAGCAGCGCGTCGCAGTCTTCCTCCGAGACGCCCTTGGCGTTCAGGTAGTCCCACACGTAATCGAGCAGGACCGCCGCGACCTGTGCCTCATCGTCGGAAATCTCACCGTCCTTATCGACGTCAATCACGCCGATCACGAGCATCAGCAGGCGGTCTGCCATGCTCTCGCCCTCGCCGAGGTCAGACGGGTCCGTGTTGGCCCATTCCTGCACGATGGCGGCGGCCTTCACGCGCAGGTCCGTCGAGGCGTAGTCGGCCGAATCGCCGCCAACGTCGTCGTCGGTCGTGTTATCGAGCAGGGTCTTTCCCTTGCCCTTGCCCTGGGCGGGCACTGCGGGGCTCATCAGGCCGCGCAGCAGGTCCGATGCCGGGTGCATGCTTTTCATGTTTCAGATTCCTTATGCGGAAACGGTTTGCGTGATGTAGATCGCACGCGCCACGCCGTCGTAATGCAGGCCGTAGGTCACGTCCATGCGGTCGGCCGGGCGTTGAGCGTTGCGCGTCACGGTGAACGTGTAGCCCTTGTCGCCCAGTGCGCTATCGTCCGAAGCCACGAGCCAGCCCGACGAACGCGCGCTGAAGAACAGGCTTTCGAGAAACTTCTCCATCTTGCCGATAGCAATGTCCATCGGCTTCTGAAGCGCTTCCTTGCCGTACTTCGACACCATGTCGTCAAACGAGCCCGCCATTTCAGCGACAGACGCGAGCTTGAGATAGCCGGTCGTTTTCTTCGTGGTGAGCGAGTCCGTGAACACGTATTTGCCGCCGCTGTTGTACTTCTCGAACAGCACCGGATTGATACCCGCGTCAGCGAGGTCGCTTTTCTCGGTGATATCGTCGGGCGTCACAAGCTGCTTGACGCCGGTACGCGGCAGAACCCAGTCAGAGCCCGCAATCGGAAAATTCTTCGGCGCGAGGCCAAAGCTATTCGTCTGCGCGTTGCGCGCGCAGCGCAGGCCCGCTTGCAGGCCACCTGTGCCGATCACCGCCTTGCCACCATTGACCGGATCATCCGTTTGCAACGGAGCCCAGTAGACGGTCACATACTCCTCATCAAAGTCAAACTGGTTGATGAAGGTGATCCCAGCCGCCACGGTGAGCGAGCCGGGCACGTCCACCACGAGGTGACGGTTTGCACGAACGTTGAGCGCGGCCTGCTTCGAGATTTGCGCGACAGACTGGGAGCCCGCCGTAATCATGTAGCCGTAGTCGAACGTCGATTGTTCCAGCGCGGCAATAACGCGGTCATAGTCCGCGCTTGCGTAGGCTGTGCCGCCTTCCGTGAACAACACCTGAACATCACTCGATGCGACTTTGTTGTTGCCGTTCGTGTCGCGTCCGTAGCAGTCAGCAATAGCCGGAATGCTTGCGTCTGCTGCAACGTCGAGTTCGATCAGGTCGGTTTGCGCGGCGAGCAGCGAGCCGATGAAATAATCCTTGCCGTATTCGTCTGTTGCCGACGGGTCGAGCGAGCCGGTTTGCGTAAAGCGCACCGTGACGCCGTCCGGGTCCAGAATCGTGAGCGTGATAACGTCGTTCGCGACCGGCTGGCCGCTCGTGGCGTCTGTCGCCTTTGCCGCGCTGACCTGATAGATCGAACCGTCGTTGTAGCACTCGCGATCCAGCAGCGCGAAAACATACGCCGTCGTTGGCAGGGCGGCCGACGTGCTCCAGCTAGATGCGCCAGTCGCCGCGTCGATGTTGTACACAAGGTACTTGTTGACGGCTGCGCTCGTGGTCAGACGGCACACGACAGCCGTACGCGCGCCGTTGTTGACGGCCTCGTAAGTCTGCACGTATGCCTCGTTGAGAGCCGACACGCGAAGCGATTCCGGCGAGCCGAGCTTGCGCCGGATATTGCCGCGATCCACGAGAAACGGCAGGTCGATACGGCCGCGCTTGAAACGGCCAAGCACCGACATGACCTGATCGCTCTGATCGGTCACGAACCCGTCGGTGTTGTCACGCTTCGGATTCAGTTGCACGCCCGGTTGCGAGCCGAGCGAGCGGGTATGCGGGTAAAAAGACATTTATTCCCCTTGATCGGATTGCCTGGAGGCCCGCTTAGGCCGTCGCGCCGTCGCTTTCAGCGGCCGTCGGCATTTCTGCCTCATCGTCCAGTTCCTCGATGCGCAGCGCGTTCGGCGCGGCCGTTTCGCCTTCTTCCGGCTCGACGGGCTTGTAGTGATCGCTCACCGAAAGGATGTATTCGCAGTCGGTACGGTGACGCTTGAGCGCGTCCTCGTCGCGCACGGTGTGCGGCGCGCTCGAACCCGGCGCGACGTACGTTCCGCCGATCACCCACGGTTGCGCGGTGTCGTTGACGAGCTTCATCTGACGCGGAAACTTCGGCAGGTTCGCGTCATCGGCGGGCGTGGATGCTGCCGCGAGCGCGGCGTTCGTTGCGGTCTTTTTGGGTGCGGTTTTGGTCGTTGCCACGGTGATCCTCTGAATTCAGTTCGGGAAACGGCGGCACCGCTAAAGAGCCGGTGCCGCCGTTGGTCATTCGCTTGCGCGAGACGGCTTACTTCAGGTTGATAACCGTGATGAGCGCCGCGCCCTTGGTGGACATGACATGCGGGTTGACCGCATTGAACGAACGTGCCGAGAAGCCGTAGCCCGACTTCAGCGCTTCCGTCACACCCAGTTGCTCGAACATCGGGGCTTGTGCGTCGCCCATGATGATCGGGCAGCGTGCCGTCTGCGTGGAGCGGCCCACGCCGAGGATTTCCGCCGTCGTGCCGTCCGCAGCTTCGTTGACGACCTTCGGCGAGTAGTACACCTCGAACTGGCCGAACAGACGACCCACGCGGTAGATACCCGGACGGTCAACGATGCCCGACGAGACGAACAGTTCCTGCGGCATCGAGCGGAATTGCGCCGCGACCGACTTCGTCACGTACAGATGCGTGATGCCGTGGTCTGCCGTGTCTTCGGCCATCTGCTGCGACGCGAGGCCGAGCACCGCTGCGAAGTCCTGCCAGATTTGCGCACGAACTTTCTGCTGAATCTGCACGCTGTATTCGTAGTCGAACACGCGGTTGTTCTGGAACTTCGCGATGCGCTTGGCCTTGGCCAGCGCGTCGTAATGACGCTCCATCGAGAACTGGCCGCGCACCGACAGCATCGCTTCCGCGCCTGCGTCAACGCCGACTTCGTTCGCGAACTGCGAGCGCGATTCCGGCGTGACCTGATAGAGCGCACGGTACGGAGCGGCGAACAGTTGGAACATTTGCGCCTGCACCTGCATGCGCGGCGTCACGCTTGCGTCGGCTTCATAGTCGATGAACGACTCAGCCGTTACGACCGTGCCAGCCGGGAAGGCGGGCGTCGGCGTAACCGTCACCGTGCCGGTGCCCGGATTGACCGTGCCCGAAAGCGCGTAATCCGTGCCTGCCAGCGTCAGATGGCCCACGATGGGCACCGCCGCAGCCGTGCTCGGGCCGTTGGACACTTCCGTTGCCGCGACGAGGCCATTCACGTAGATGATCGAACGGCCGCGCAGCAGGATATTGGGGTTGCCGCCTGCCGTTTGTGCCGTGAACGTGAACTTGTAGTCGGTAGTGCCCACGCCGCTGTTCGGTGCGGCGAGGTCGATCGAACGCGACGACGACATGTAATTGCCGCCCTGCGCGATACCGTCCATCAGGTCGCCCTGGTTGTAATCACCAAAGTTCGAGCCTGCCTGGTGGGTCACGATAATCAGTCGCGCCTCGTTCGAGCCGCGATCCGCAGGCAGATAGCCTGCGAACGGGCACGCTTCGGCCAGTGCGCCGAGAATTGCGATCACCGGCGCATTCGGCGCGAGCGAAATCTGATCGTGGTGCGAGTTGGTCGCCGAGTCGAACAGGGTATGCGCCTGATGGATCGCCGACAGGATCACGTCGCCCGACGGCAGCATGCCGTGCTGTTCCTGATACTTGCGAACGCCGTCGAACAGTGCGCCGACGATTTGCTTTTCGTCGTCCGCTGCGCCGAGCAGTTCCGAAAGCACGGCGGGCGGCGTAACGCCGTTTTCGCCGCCACCGATCACAGCCGTCGCGGCCGATGCCGAGTCGAACAGCGTGTTGGCTGCCGCGCCGGTATGCGCGACCGTCTTACGGACGAACGATTCGAGTTCGTCTTGATCCTGCAAGTTGAATTTGGATTGAGTTCCGCTCATGTCTTAACCTTGAAAAATGGTTTCTTCAAACAAGAGCAAGGAACCCCCTTGCTCTGATCGAGATTTCATTTTCAGAGCGGTTTTACAAGGCGCTTCGTCGAGTTTTCCTAAACCCGAAAAGCCCTGTTTTTAAGGGCTTTCAGGCTAGTTGCGCCTTCAGGTTGTCGCGCTTTTCCGTTGCCTGCGCAATCTCTGCGTTGAGAGAATTGACCTTCTCAGTCCACACCTGTTCGAGCTTCGGTGCGGCCGTGCGAATCGTGGCGGGAAGCGCGAGCTTGACCTTGGCCTGTTGCTGCTGAAACTTCGCGCGGCTCTTGTCCATTGCCGAGACGATTTCCTTGATCGCCGCGCCGTGGTCGTCGGGGTTTTTCAGCGGAATTGACCTGCCGTTGAGCTTGACCTGCGCAACGTCACCCGACGCATTCACGCCAAAGCGCACCTGCTGACTATCGGCAAAGCCGAACTGGACTTCCCGATACTCGACGCCAAGCGTCTTTTTCGTTTTCGGGTCTACGTCCACGGTCGTGACCTGCGCACCCGCCTTGGCGAATGCGCGCACGGCGGCCTTGACCGATGCGTCTTTGTGCGAGAGGTTGTAAATGTCGAAAATCAGGTTTTTCATGGTTGCCTTATGACTTGATCGGTACGTCCGTCACTGAGCCCGTTTCGGGGTGCTTGTGACCGCTCACGCTCACGCCGTTGGCGTCCACGTCGCCACTGAATGACGCGCCGCCCTGCACGGTGATGGCCTTGCCGCCACCTTCACCGGCCTTGCCCGTCATGCCGCCGTTGAACGTGAGCAGGCCGCCCACTGTGAGATTGCCGCTCACGTTGGTATCAGTGCTGTCTACGTTCGTTGTCGTCGCCTCTACGTGCACGGTTGGAGCCTTTACATGCACGAGCGTATTGGCGATGACCTCGAACGTGTTGTCTGCGTTGAACTGAAAGTTTGCGTGGAAGAACCGTCGCCAGTCGATGCCGTTTTCCTGATTCTTTGGCCGGAAACCGACGATCACCGGAAAGCGGGGGTCGCCGCCCTCGAACGCGACCCATACGCGAGCACCGGCCGGAATGCGGATTTCGGTGTCCTCGCTTTCGTCGCCGATTGGGTTGCACAGTTGCGCGCGCGGCATCACGGCCGCGCCATCGGTGAGCCCTGGAATGCTGATCCGGTACAGGCGGCCCTTGCGGTCATCGTCTGTGACTGATGCAACTACGGCAGGTAATAGGCCGCCGATCATGAAAGACTCCCTAGCCAGAGGCGCGTGTATTGCTCGATGCTGTCACCGCCCGAACCGTTTTTCATCACCTGCGCAGCCGTCATCACCACGAGCGGCGTACCTCGCACGAGCAACACGTCACCGGCGCGCACCGTGGGCGATGCCTTGCCGGTGATGACCTTGCGGCGCACGAGCACGCGGCCCATTGCATTGAGCGCCCGCTCGCTTTTGCGCGGCGTGTATTCGACGCGCTGCGTAGGGCTGCGGCGCGGCCCCCACACAATCGAGCCGTCGGCGGCCACGGTGTAATAAACGGGCACTTCGTCAGCGACGAGAAACTGACTCGTCACGCCATCGGAGGCGGTAGCGTCGATTGAGTCAACCGGCACCTGTGCGATGAGGTCGCGCAATGACATGGCCTTGATGCTGCCTTTACGCCACATCACGACGGCCGACTCCTCCTGCAACACGCGCGCAATCTGGAATGTCGGAATGCCGCCGATCATGCAGGCGAAATGCGTGACCGGCAGGTCACCCGTCACCGGCGCATTTGAGCCGCACGCACGGTAGACGCCGGAAAGGCTCGTGTTCTCGAAAATCACGGCGCTCGTGCGCGGGCGCGCAACGTTGGCGATTGCATCCGGGTACGCCGTGATCGACACCGCGCTGATTGGGTCTTTCCCCTGCGCGCCGCCGCCTGCGTTGTACATCGGCTCGGTGTGCACGATGCGAAAGGCCGTCGAGTTGACCGTGATAACCGCGTTATCCACGAAATTGGAGGCTGTGTCGGGCGTGATGCGCACCTGCGCCTCAAACGTGTACGGAATAGGCGCAAGGTCGGAGCGCAGCACGGCCGACAGGATCATGTCGCCGCGCATGTTCGCGACTTCAATCACCGCTTCGCCTCGTCAGCACGCCCGCGCATGTACCAGGTGTACGCGTGCGAATCGACCTCGCCGCCGCAATGCTTGCAGCGATAGCGCTGGCGCAATAGCGACTCAGGCCCAATGGGCTCAAATGCGTGATTCGTGCACGCATCGAGTCGCCTCACGTTCGCGCGGGCCTTCTCGGCTATTGCCTGTACTTCCTCTTTGCTCAGGCCGGACACGCGCGAGAGCGCTTCGATAGCGTTTGGCATCAGACAGTCTCGATAGTTTGGGCGAACGCGAGGTGCGGCAAGTCCTGCGTCTCATACTGGCGAATGTCCGCCTCTACCTGATCGACCGTGCGGCCATAGACGTCCACGCCGAGCCCGCGTGAGGCTTCGAGCGCGCGCGCATTCTCCCGCTCGACGTACAGCAAGTACAGCGGCCGGATGAGTCCCCATTCGCCGTCGGTAATGTCCGAGGCAGCGGTAAGCGGCGTTGTCGGCGCGGGGTAGGTGGGCACCCTTGGCGGGCGCGGCGGCGCATCGAAAATCGTGCCGTTGTACCCCATGACGACCTCTGCGGCCGGGTCCGGTGCCGGGCACGTCGGCGGCGCATCGACCATTACAACCGGGTCAATACTGGCAATGTGCCCCCACGCGAGATACGTGCGGGCAGCATTGACCGCCTGCTGTTCGAGCACGCTGTCATCGAGCACGATGCCGAACGCCCAATGCACGTCGGCGGCCAGTTCGGCGAGCTTCGTCACGATCAGATATTGCCGGGCAGCTTGTCGCCGGTGTAGTGGAAGTGCAGCGTGCCCGACAGCATCAGCACCTGCGAGCGGTTTTCCCAGTCGCGATCCGGGTTTTCGACCTCGATAAAGCAGTTCGAGATACGCCAGGCGCGCTTGTACTGCTCCATCGTGCCCTCGTAAATCGTCGCGTCAAAACGCGAGCCGTTAAGCTGGATGGATTCGAGAAACGCCTCGACCAAGCCGTCTTCCGTCTCGTAAAACTGAATCTGGCCGGACTGGTAGACCTTCAACTGCTGCGGCTGAACCGTGACCGTGCCGAGTGGGCCGGGCACTTCAATTTCACCGGCCGTCGTGGTCACCGGTTGCGGAAACTGCTTGGTCAGCAGACGAATGTCTTCATAGCCGTCCACGACGAACATCGCGTCGCTCGAAATGGCCTTGCTGCCCATCTTTGCCACAGTGCCGAGCACCTGCTTGAGGTATGCGCCGGTGTTGTTCATGTGCGTGTCACCTGAAAGGGGTTGAATCTGCATCGATTCTCAGGGTGACTTTTCGCCGGATACGCGGCCCTTTTCCTAAACGGCGAGGGCGCAAAAAAGCCCGCTCGCGGCGGGCTTGGTTGCGGCGTACGGCTCGGGCTTACATGCGCTTCAGAACCTGCTCGCGAACGTATTTCATGCGCGGCACGATGTATTCCGGGTCTTGTTCCGGCAGTTCCACCACATGCGCGCGCAACAGGTTGTATTTCGCGCGCACCATGACGTCGCCTGGCTGAAAATACTGGGACTGAGCGAGCTTCCCGTCATGCTGAAGCATCACCACGCCCGCCGCTTCAAGCGCCATGCAGTATTCGACCTCTTTTGCCGGGCTCGACACTGCGCCGCTCAGGTCAACGCCCGTCGTGCAGAGATTCGCCTTGGTCGCGAGGGCCGACTCGCCGCCCTGGCGATAGGTCGAGAGGGCGTCATTCACGGCGCGGTCAAGGTTGGCCTGATCGGCAAAGGCAGGCGTCGCAATGGCGATAAGTGACGCGACAAGCAGCGTTTTGGTGAGGCGCATGGTTCCCCCGGTGATGGTTTTGCGCGAGTTTGCCATGCGCGCTTTCATTTTCCTAGCCCGACCCCGACACACCGCCAGTAGCGATCTGTGCGAGTCGCCGGTTATTCAAGTCCTGCCCGACGGCGCGATCATCGGCGAGGCGCACCTCCAAAGGCTTGTCGCTGCTGACGGGCACCGGGATTTGAGCGGTCTGCGCGGGCGGGGCGACGGGTGAGGCCGGAACACTTGGAACGGACACAGACGGCGGCGGCGCGGGCGTAGCTGAGGCGGTCGCGACGACGGGCGTGCTGTTGCCTACGACTGTGCTGTAGCGCGATTCCAGTGCGGTTGCATTTGCCGAGAGGTAATCGGCGGCGGTCTTTGAGCCCTTTCCGTAGTTGAGCGCGACGGCCTTTTGCGTGTCGGCAGAGAGGTCGCTGATGTTTTTCCCATTCGCCGCGCCGTTGATGATTTCCTTGGCGGCTCCCGGCCCTAACTGGTGCATCATGTACAGGTTTTCAGGCGTGACGGCGAGGCCCGCCTTGGTCAGTACGGCCGCGTTCTGCTTCGCGAGCTTCATGCCGCCCGCGATGTTCTGATCGACGTCGAAACGGTTTTTGATGCCTACGCCGCTCGCCGTCTTGCCGGTGAACTGAAAAATGCCGATTGCGCCGGTGCCGGAAATCGCGTTTGCATTGCCGCCGCTTTCAATCGACGCGAATTCGAGCATCGTCTTTGGATCGAGCCCTTCTTTCGTTGCCGCCGCCGCGATCTTGGCCTGCACGTCGGCGGGCATGCCGCCTTTGAGGTTTGCGCTCGTGTTCGCGCCGCTCGCCTTCAATTGCCGAATCTGATTCGCTTCGTCATTGGTGTAGCTGCCGTACTTCGATAGCGCCGTACCGCCTTTGACTCCGTCGAAATTTGCGCTGTGCCGGTAACCGGGAATGAGGTCTTCAAGCACACCTTGCCCGGCCGCCACCGCGTTTTTGGTCGCAGTGGCAATGGGGTGCGCCATCTTTTCAGCCCGCTCTTTGGCGTAGTCCGCAGCCGCCTTGCCCGCATCCTTCGCCGCATCCACTCCGGCCTTGGCGGCATCGACGGCCGGTTTCGCCACGTCGCTGGCCTTTTTGACGATGGCGTCTACGTCAATGCCGAACTTGTCTTTCAGGAACGCTTTCGCGCCGGTCAGGATCACGCCCCACGCTTCGCCGATGGTCTTGGCAACCGAGGAGAGCTTGTCGGTAATACCTTTCCAGTCATCCTTTAGCGTGCTGACCGTGCTATTCCATGTGTCCGAAATCTGCGCGCCGACCTTGGCCCAATCCACGGTCGCAAGCCAGCCGCCGACAATCTCGCCGAGCTTGTCGCCGATCATGCCGCCGATCACTGTGCCGACAGGACCGCCGAGCAGGGTGCCGATGCCGCCGCCGATCAGCGCGCCGATACCGGAGCCCGCGCCGGTGAACCGGTCCTGCTTGTTCTGTTCGGCAGTCTTGTTCGGATCATCGCCGCCAAAGATCGAAGCGAGCGCCGAGCCGCCCGCGAACAGCGCGCCGAGAAGTGGCAGGCGTTTCAGCCCAAACTTGCCGAACTTCAGCGCGCCGCCCATCAGCGACGAGAGCAGGCCGCCGCCCTTGCCGAGCGCACCCTTGAGGAAGTCACCAATGCCGCCGAGCATGCCACCGCCGCCGCCCGCGCCGTGCTCGCCGCCCGTCTTGTTGTCGATTTCCTTCAGGGTGCGCGTTTGCACGAGGCCGAACTCGCCCTGTTCGTCATGCGTGGACTTGAGTACGCCAAAAATCTTGCGGAACCACGGTAGCGACGCATCCTTGCCGATGCCGAACGCGCGCGACGCACCGGCCTTCGTGAGCTTGCCGACGGTCGCCAGCGGGCCGCCGACGACCTTGGACACCTCTTTGGCGGCCTCGACCGTCGGGTCAATCTTTTCGTAGTCGCCGAGGTCCGGGCCGTGCAGGCGCGGAAGTGAAAGGTCTTTCAGGCGCGAGAACATGTTGCGCAGCGCCGAGTCGCCGCCGCCATTGCCGCCGCCCTCGCGCCGCGAGCCGCCACGGCCAACGAACCGGCCGCTTTTGTCGCGCACCTGCTCAACGGCCTTGACGCTTGCCACCGTTGCCGCCGCCTCTGTACGCTTCTGTTGCGCCTTCTCGTTGCCCTGCCTGCGCGTGAGCGCATTGACAGCCTGCGTGATGCCCGTCAGGCCGCCTGGTGCGTTCGGCAGGAACCTGCCTTGCGCGTCACGCGTACGCGTTTGCGCGAGGGCAGAGCGCACCGCCGACGTGACCGCGCCCGATGTTGCGCGCTGCAAGGCCGCCGTCACTGCCTGCGGCGGGCTCGACACGCGCTGACGCTTCATGACGGACGCCGAGCGCGCGCCGCCCCTGAGCAGCGAAAGAATAGCGCTCGTGTCGCTGTGAACGGCGTCAATCCCGCGCGCCATCGTCGCGGTATCTACCGGGCCGTCTGCAATCAGAAAGCCCTTGGAGTCGGTTTTGATGGTCATGGGTTAAACATGAAAGTGTCGAACTGCGTGAACGTCAGTTGAATCTGCTGCATCTGCTGATCGGCGCGGTCAAGCTCAACGCTGATGGCGGCGGGCCGCATCACCCATATGCGTTCGAGTCCGCCGTATCGCTGCATCGTGGCGTCATTGACGGCCGCCTGCAAAAGCCTGATCTGTACGAGATAGTCGGCAGGCAGGCCAACGGACCCATCATTGCGCGCAAGCGCCTCGAACCGCGTGTCATACCATCGCTGGATCGAGCCGTAGGCATCATCAAGCGTGGTGATGTGAATATCGGTACGCTCCGAGCCGTGGACGCTATCCATCTGCGCGGAACCGATGTTGATGGCTTCGCCGGACACCGTGCTCGGCTCGAACGAAACCGACGTGGCAAAGAGGTTGAACAGGCCCGAAGTCTGTCCCTGCGCGCCACCATTGGCGGGGAAGTAGTCGAGCAGTTCCAGATAGAACAGGTTTTTGCGGGCGAAATTCGTGCTCTGGATATCCTGCAAAATCTGCCGCGCCTCGAACGGTGTGATGCCGCCGAGCAGCGGGATATCCATCGTCTCGTAAAGCATGCTTGTCGCGGCACTGTCTGTCAGCGCGCTATTGATGGACTTGCCGATACCCGTTTTTGAGAAAGCGGACAGGCCCGCGCCGACATAGTCGCCCGATAGCGCTTTCGAGAGCGCGCCGCTCATTGAAGGCGCGAACCTGCCAACGGCCGTTTTCAGCAGGCCGCTTGCCGCGCCCACACCTGAGAATCCACCCATGGAAAACGATGACGCCGACGTACCCGAATGCGCGCTCGTGCGATGGTTGACCTCATCGAACTGCGTAGAATTCGAGCCGCCGCCGATAGCGTTTGCGACCGCGTCAAAGATGGACATTATTCGTCTCCCTCACCGGGCGGGGGAGCCTTGGGCTTGCGCGGCGGCGCGCCGCCACCGCCGCCACCACCACCGAATCCACCGCCCCCGGCATCGCCGCCGCCGTCGTCAGGCTGCTCTTTGGGCATGCCCTTGACGATCAGTTTTGCCTGGTCTTCATCAAGCAGCATGATTTTGGTGAGGACTTCGGTAAGCGCCTTATCGTCCAGTCCAAGGTCGCGCAACTGCTGAAGCGCCTGCACGAGCAGCAGGCCCGTATTCATGGCTTCGGTTTTGGTTTTCTGGCGTTCGGTTTCGAGCGCGGAAATCGTGCCGTAGAAGTTGACGTGCCACGGCCGCTCATCGGCCTCAAACACCACACCATATTTCAGGTGCGTGTGAATGTTGATGATGTGGTTGTAGAAGTCCGTGAGCCCGACGCGAATCAGGCGCGAGCGTTCGGCCGCCTGCGCGGAGGTGCGGAAAAACCCGCCATCGCCAAGGCCGCCCGCCAGCAGTTCGGAGAATCCGAGCATCGAGAGGTCGATGCCAAGCGCGCCGGACAGCAGCTTGGCATGGAACAACACGTCTTCAATGCTGAGGGAGCCGCTAGGGCCACGGCCGCCCCCATTGGTGAGGCTGCCATTGATCGCAGTGAGTTGCTTCTCGCCGGTGACCGGAATGATGTTGTAGACCCGTTCGAGCACCGGCTTGCCGCTTCTGATGGCATCCTCTGCGCGCTTTTTGCTGGCCCGCAGCACATTCTTGATGTTGGTCATGAACGTGATGCGCTGCTCTTTGGTCATGCCGTCCTGATTGACGGTCATCATGGACTCATCGAGCGAATCGAGCACGCGCTGGCCCACGAGGCCCACGAGCGCCGCCGATAGCTGATCGTAGGGCTGCTCGGCAGCATCGAGAAACGAGCCGCCGATAAGCGAGGGCAGCAGCGGCAGGGCGTTGATATCGTCCTCAATCAGCGCCATCCGAATGGCCTTCTCCATCGCCCGCACCTGCGGGATATAGACCATGCGCGGCATTTTCATGCGCGCCATCTGAAAGAGGCTCAGCCGTTCGGTTTGGCGCTGGCCGGATGCGACGACAAATCCGACCGTCTGATTGCCGCGCTCATAGGAGGTCACCATCGACGGATGCACAAGCTCATCGACGTACACGTCGCAAACGCCTTTTTTGCCGTTGGTATAGACGCGCCCGTAGGCATCACCAAAGCCCGCGCCGTTAAATGCGACCGTGTACGCGATCCGGTTAAAGATCGGCATGAGGTCTTTGGCGAGTTCGGCCGCGATTTTTTCTTTCTGCTTGTCCCCTTTAGCCTGCGGCGCGGTTTCAATGAATACCACGTCGCCGGACGTTTCGTGACCGCCGAGCGCGGCCGTGACGTGCAGGCGCAATGCGGTCGAAATGATCGGGTCGCCGACCATTTCAATCCACTTGAGGTAAATCTGCATCCGGTTGCGCGCAACGCGCTTGCCGGTGCCGAGCAGCATCGAGATAGTCAGGCCGTCAGTGAGGGCGTCTGACTGTTCGGCGGCCGAGAGTTGATCTGATGCGCCAGCGCGGCTCAGGATCCGCGACAGAAAGCCTTTGGCCTTGCGCGTTACTTCCGTGGTTGTTTGCATGGCGGGGACGTGAAAAGAACAGCGTCCATTGTTGACGGCGTTTTTTCATGCCCTTCGTTGCGTTTTCCTCGTACCGCCCGGAAAGCAAAAAGCCCCTGTGACGCGTATCACAGGGGCTTTTTGGGAGCTTCGAACAATGGATCGAGACTACACCCTTCCGGGGTTCTGTCGGCCTGGCCAGCCGACAGTATCGCGCCGTCACCACCACAGAGAGCGACGCGACGGAACGAACTATATCAAGCGCGCTTTTGCAGTGGAAGGGGCAACTATCTGATAGTTAGGCGCGCGTGGCGCGGCGCGCCGCCGCAATGAGCCCTTCGGCCATTTCGAGCGCTTCATCCGGCGTCATGTGCATGGACAGGGTACGCATGTCGTCATCGCTGGGCAGGGTAAAAAACTCGAGCTTGATGCCGAGCGCGTACTGAGCACCGGTATGGATAGAAGCCGGTTGTACTGCAATCAGCTTCGCGTCGCGTTTGTTGAATTTTTCTTCTATTTTCACGCTGTCATTCCCCTTCACAGTATTGGCACTTGTACTGTGCATGGCGCGGGCTTCCACAGGTCTTGCACGGCACGATTTTAGGCGCATACAAGTCGAGCACTTCACGCTCGCGCTTTCGGTACAAACGCCCGTCTTGCTTGATTTTGCGGTCCATGTTCAGTCTGCCGCCATCAGTTCGTCCGCTCCCAGGGCAGCGAGGGCCGTGCGCAGGTTGGCGAGCACAGTCGCCGTTTCATCGCCTTCCTCGCGCACGAATGCGACGCTATCGAGCAGGGCGATTGCGTCGGTCATAGCCTTGCGGACTACGCCGTTTTCGGTCAATCCATTCACCAGTTCGAGCCGCGCGCCTTTGGTGAGAGGGTGCCCGGTGTGATAGCCCTGAGCGTCAAGCACGGCCTGCGTGGGCGGTGCGTCGAGCACGACCGCTGCAAACTCGTCATCCGTTGCCGCGCTCAATTGTTCGGCGAGCATGTCTTTTGCACGAGCGTCGGACAGAGTGAACCCGTCTGCAACCCATTCGCTCGACACGTCGAACCGAACAGTCCAAGAAAACATTTCCATGATGGTCCCCAAGGTTAAGCCCGGCACGGGGCCGGGCGAGTAGTTTAGCTTCCGTAGCCAGGCGAGAGGCAGCGTTCGGCGCGGCCTTCTGCGCGCACGTCAGCGGCAGCTTGCCAGTCGGCGCGAACCTCGTCTGCGGCGGCTTCCGGCGTGTCGCCGTCACGGAAGTACGTCTCGCAAATTTCGGCTTCGTCCGATACCAGTGCGAATTCGACACCCAAAATGCGCTCTACCTTACGCACGAAACGATCAAGTTCGCGCTCATCATCCGTTGTTGCGTTTTCGGCCTGCAACATCGTCAGCATGTTTTGCCCTTCCATGTGTTGCTCCCTACGTGGTGGATTTGAGAAGCCCGGCGCGAACCGGGCGGGTTGGTGCGCAGCGCGCCTTATTCCACGGTCGCGACGAACAGATGCCAGTTCGGCACCTTCGTGAACCGGAAGCCGTTGCCCCAACAGTAGGCGCGGCATTCATCGTGCGTGCCACTGAACAGCACGTTTTCGCTCTTGTCTTCGACTCGCCACTTTGTTTGCGCTTCCATGCTGACTCCCTGCGTTGCGTTGGTGTATTGCAATAGTATGTTGTCACGAATCCAAATGCAACTACTTTTTGAAGCTGCAAAAAGTCTTTGCGCTTCCGACATTTTGCACCTACAATAAGTGACATGAAAATCACTTTCGACCCGGCGAAAGACGCCATTAACAAAGAGCGGCACGAGGGTACGTCGCTCGCCGAAGCGGTGCGCATGGATTGGGATGGCATGCTGGTAGTGCCGGACACGCGCAAAGCCTACGGCGAGGATCGTTACAGGGGTATTGCCCTGTTAGGTGACCGGTTGTACAGCGTAGTATTTACGCCCCGCGATGAAACGATGCGAATCATCAGTCTGCGCAGGGCCAGCAATAAGGAGATTGACGCATATGAGCACGACTAAACTGAAACGCAACACGGCCGCCGAGGAGGCGGCAATCCAGCGCGGCATCGCGGCTGACCCGGATAACCCGGAATGGACGGATGAGGATTTCGCTAAGGCGCGGCCGTTCAAAGAGGTCATGGCCAAGCGCATGGGCCGCCCGCCAAAGGAGAACCCGAAAGAGCAGGTGAGCATTCGATACGATGCGGACGTGGTTGCGGCATTCCGCTCGACCGGCGACGGATGGCAAACGCGCATGAATGACGCGCTTCGCACTTACCTGAAAGAGCACCCACTCAGGGCGGCCTGAGCGTCAGGAACCAATCGTGCTGCGAGCGGTTATCAATGGGAGAGCCTTCATGTGCTATGGAAACCCTGAAAAACTGCTCGCGATCATCATGCCGGACCCGATGCCGCGCAACGAGCGGGGGCACACCCCGCTAGATGACTTCGACCACTTCTGCGCCTACTCTGGCCTGATCGAGGCTGAAGTCGGCGCACTCGCATTCGCCTGGGCAAAGTGCGGTTACGTCGCAGCATGGTTGACCCGCAATGCCGCTACCGCCCATTGAAGCGTCGGACCTGATGCTTGCGACGGTTTTCAAGCGTCCATTCTCTGACGACGCCTGGCTGTTCGATCTTAAATACGATGGCTACCGCTGTCTCGTGCGCAAGAGCGGCCCGCGCACAGAACTCGTCAGTCGGGAGGGGAACCTGCTCAATGCGTCATTCCCCGAAGTGGTTGCCGCCGTTGCCGCGCTGCCCGGCGACTTCGCGATGGATGCCGAGCTAACCGTGGATGAGGACACCGGGCGGTCGTCATTCGAGCGGCTTCAGCGGCGCGCTGTCACAAAGACGCCAAGGAATGTGCGCGCGGCGGCGTTGCAGAATCCGGCGCGGCTCTATCTCTTTGATGCGCTCGCGCTCGATGGCAAAGACCTGCGCGCGCTGCCGCTTGTCGAGCGCAGGCAGTATCTGCGCGGCGCGTTCGAGAACACGAACACGCTGATTCTCGCGAGTGGCATAGTCGGCGCGGGCGAATTCGTTTTTGAGCAGGTCAAAGCCCACGATCTTGAAGGCATGATTGCCAAGCGGCTTTCATCGCCCTATGTCCGGGGCCGCACGCGCGACTGGCTGAAAATCAAGTATCAGGACTACAGCCGTCAGGCCGCGTTAGGCTTCGGACGGAAGAAAAAAAGCCCCACCTGAGCGGGGCTTCGCATTGGTGCGCCTGGCTTACTTCGGTTCCGCCTGATCCGGGTCGTACAGCAGGAAATCTGTGCCGTCGAGGTCGTACTCGTTCGACTGCACGCCGAACTGGCCCATGTTGTCGTCGGCAAACTCCCATGCCGCGATCAGTGTCAGTTCCGGCGTCTCGCACGCGTACTCGTTCGCCCAAATAGGCTCATCGTACTCACCCACACCGATATCGTTGGCGCGCAGCACGCGCTTGACGGCCCACCAGTACGGGCCGTAGCGCAGATAGGCGCTGCGGTCGTGATTCAGAATCTTTGCAGTCTGCGCGACGAAAACGGGCAGCAACGGCTTTCCCTCGCCGACCTGAGCCTGATATTCGGCCTGCTTACCGGCCAGATATGCCGGGTCAATCTTATATGCCGTGATGGTCATGTTATTCCTTGTGCCCGCCGCCCCTTGCGAGGCGGCGGTGCGTCATTAAGCGAGGTAGTCCGACATGTTCAGTCCAAGGTGCTTGAACAGAGAATTGACGGATGCAACCGGCTTGCCGTCGCTAAACGTCTCACCGTCTTTGATCGTCACGCGGAAGCACTTGCGAACGCTGTCAAACGTGCGCCCCTGCAAGCCCTCTGCACCCGCAGCAGCGACCTTCTTTTGCGTGTCGGAGTAGCGAACGAACGTGATGTTAATGTACGTGTTCGCGTGATAAACAAAGTGCGCTGAGTAACGGTCAGCGAACTTTGTTTCGTCCGTCGTGCCGACGTCGGCACTCAGCACACCCGACAGCGAGCGGATCGCCGTCAGAATGCCCTGAATGTCCACGCCAGCGGCATCGAGCGCGCGAATCGACTTGGCCTTTTTCGCCCACTGGCACATTGCCGCCCACTTCTGCGAAATGATAGCAAGGGCGAGGGCATTAGCGTCCGCCCAGTTCTCGACATACAGCCGGGCGTTCTTCGACAGCGACATGGCGGCGCGCGCGTCATCAACTCCCACCTTCAGCTCGATGTAGTCGCCGGTGTCCGCGAACATCAGTTCAGTGAACTGGCGGCCGTACTCGCGGGTGATATCGGCAGGCATATACGAGCCATAGCCCGACGACGCGGCGGCGATTTCGTCATTGAGGAAACCGCCCTCAATAGCCGTTTTAAGCGCCGCCTCGATAGCCGCCGAAATGGCGTAACGCTGCGACTGGCTCACGACATACCAACGCTCCTTGCCGTCGTCAATCCTGTTCTGCTCACGGCGAAAGCGCGAGATATCGTAGCCGAGTGCCGATTCGAGCCGGTCAACCGTCAGGAAATCCTGCGCGTTGTTGAGCCAGTTCTGAGCCCACGTTTCGAGGTCTTCCGGCGACTTCGACTGTGCAACACCATCGGGCAGCGCGCGGAAAAACTCATCATTCAGGCCGAGCGAATCGAAGCACTTTTCCAGCGACAGGTACGAGGAAATGCAGGCCACGTCCTGAGCCGTCGCGCGCAGGCCCGTCGCGCGCGAGTAGTCGCGGATAGCCTTGCAGCGGCCGGGCACGTCCGTCGGCACCTTCGGGCCGATCACGCGCAGGTCTTTCAGGCGCACGTTATCGCGGAAATCGCGCTCTGCGATCAGCGATTCCTGTTCGGCCTTGATCCGGTCGGTGAATTCGCTGCCCACCGCGTCAGTAACGAGGATGAACGGGAACAGCGGCGGCGCGAGCGAAATCGTGTCCGGGTCCACCATCGTTGACGGAATGGCAACCGTGAGCGCTTCGCGCACGTCGGCATTGAGCGACGAATACAGGTAGGGGCTGCTCGCCGCGAAGCCGGACGGATTGTCTGCGATCACCCGTTCGTCAGCCGCCACGGCGCGCGCGATGGCCGCCGAGTATTGCGGCGTATTCTGTTCGAGATACACCGGGCCGGTGAGGCGCAGCAGTTCCGTTTCGGACTGGTCGGCCGGGTTGTAGCCGACAAAGCCCTTGGCGGCGTCCGTTGCCCTGCGCGGCTTCGTCACCACGAGCAGCTTGCCCTGATACTCCACCAGCGAGCCCACGGCCACCAGGTTGCCCGTCACGATAGCCGCATCGCCGCGCATGAACGCATCGAGCGTATCGCCCGTATAGCCGTCGTCGGTGCGGTTCTGGAACGTCACGGCGGCCTCATCGCGCATGCGGTTTGCCATCGTCACGTCTTTCTGCCAGTTCGCATAGGCGGCCGTGGCTTTCTCGTCGTCGGTGACTGCCGACCATTCCGAGCGCACCACCACCACGCCGCGCGAGTCACGCGGCAGGCCGTCGAGCACAGACGACTGGGTTTGCAGCTTCTGCGACAGGTCGGTAATCTGCCCGCGCAGGCGCGTGGCCATCAGCGTGGATTCCGTCTTGTCCAGGCGTTCCTGCAATTCGCCGATTTTTGCGGCGGTCTGCGAGACGATGCCGTTTTTGTTCTTGATCCACGCGGTAAAGCCCTTGCGGCCGTCCGCGTCGCGGTCGTCGGCGGCTCCCATGCCAAAGCGCGCGAGCCAGTTTGCTTGCGCCTCAATGATGCGCACGCTCTGCAACTGTGCGGCCTTGTTGACGGCCTGTTTCTGGCGCTTGTTGCGCGCGGAGATTTCATCGTTGATGCGATCCATCGCGGACGCATCGCCCACCGCATTCGCGAGCAGTTCATAGTCGGAGGAGGTCATGTCGCCCTCAATCACGACCTTGGAGCCGTCGCCCTGCATGAGCGCACCGATCCAGTCCGCCTTGATACCCACGAGCTTGCGCTTGTACGCATCGAACGTGCCGTCAGCATCGTAGTGGTAGACCTTGACCGTCTCGACCGGGTTGCCCTGGCGAACGCCGCGACCGTTGCGCTGATGCACCGAATCGGGCGTCCATCCAATCGTCATATGGTGGATAGCCTGCGTGCCCTTTTGCAGGTTGATGCCGACTTCCGCCTTTTTGTTGGCGATAACGATGGTGTACTTGTTGTCCTCACCGTCGGCGTTATAGCCGTCCTGCACGTCCTGCATGCCCGCCACGTCCACCGACACGGCATTGACGATCTTGATCTTCGAGGCGGAAATGCCGACCTGCTGCACGAGCGCGAGCTTGATCTTGTGGTGCAGGCTCAGTTCGTCACAGAAAATGATCTGCTTGGCCTGCCCGATGTAGCGCGGGTGCAGGTTTTCAAGCTTCACGTTTTCAATCAGCGCGGCCAGTTTCGGGCTCACGTTGATCGTCGGCGTGATGCTGCCCGCGTCGAGCAGCTTGAGCAGCGATTCCTGCGTCGAATAGTCCGTCGAGAGCAGTTCGATTGCGTTGCCCGTTTGCGCCATGCGCGCGCGGATTGTCACGAGGTATTTCGAGACGGATTCGCCCGTTTCCGCATCCTTGACGACCTTGGTACGAATGTCGGCCGGGTCCGCGTTCGAATCCCAGTAGTCGCGCTCCTCAACGATGTTCTTTTTGTTGAACCCGTCGATGGCCTTCTGTGCTGCCTCGCGCTGATCGGCCTGGAACTTGAACGCAAAGATTCCTGCGTCCATTTCCGGGTCGTTGATGACGCGCGTCATCTTTCGGATCAGGTTGAAGGGCGATCCCGTGAGCTTGTCCTCAGCGTCGCCGCCGCCTGCCTTCAGGCGCTCGACGGCTTCGAGATACTGGTTTTTGTAATCGATGATGAGGTCATACGAGTCCTGACCGATATCGACGCCCGTTGCGATTTCATCGAATTCCGGCACCACGATATTGATACCGTCGGCCTTTACATCGTCGGCCGTCTTGATGAGGGCGGACGTTTGCAGCAGGCGGCGCAGCAGCCCCGCGTTTTGCAGGCCCGTAAAGACGCGCACCGGGCGCATCATGCCGACGATGTTCTCCTCCTCGCGCTCCTCGATATCGCAGGCGGCGGCCATGAACGAGTCGGCACCCGTCACGCCATACATCGCGTTGACTTCGCGTTCGCCGAGCGCCAGCGTGAGCATCGAATAGACTTCAAGCGGGCTGTTGGTGACGGGCGTAGCGGTCAGGCTCAGCACGCCGTCATTGCGCGTCGAGAGGCCGCGCACGTACCACGATTTCGCCTGCATATCCATGCCGCGCTGCGACTTGGACGGGTCCGCCAAATACTTCGCGCCCTTGAACTCGCTCGACGTCATTTTCGAGTTCTTATAGTTGTGCGCCTCATCGAGCACGAGCGAATCGACGCCCATGTCCTCAAAGTAGGGGATGGCTCCCGACTTCGCGCCGATATCCTTCACATTGCCCTGCTTGCTCGCGGCGGCAATGTTCGCGCGCTTTTTCATCGCGTCTTCTTCGGCGAGCAGATAGGCGTCGTCGTTTTCCGTCAGGTAAGCGACGTAGGCGTCCATCGTTTCGTCGCGCACCGGGATCAGCTTGAACGCTTCGAGCGTCATGAAAATCTTGCTGTGCCGGTTCTCGCGAATCACGTTCAGGTCGATCTTGACCTGTGCGTTATCGACCTTATCCTTTCCGTCCTTACCCTTCACGATGCCGACGAACAGGCAGTCTGAAGTGTCCAGATACGCCTTACCGGCTTCTTTCTTCCAGTTCGTGAGCGTCGCATTGGGCACCACGAACATGGTTTTTTTCTTCACACCGATGCTCTGTGCGTACTGCACCGATGCGAGCGCGGTGAGCGTCTTGCCGAGGCCCACATCAAAGCCGAGGATGCCCGAAAACTGGCGGGCGTACCGGCGCGCGGCGGCGTACTGGTACGCGTGCGGGCGGAACGTCGTGGTATTGAGGTTCGGAATGTCCAGCGGCGTGCCGTCGGGCTCCTCAATGAAGCGCAGCGCGTCCGGCGCATTGAGCTTGTTGTGCAGAGAAACCTGAATCTCATCGTTCGCGCGCGCCCATGCGTCAAACTGTGCCTTGGCCTTGTCGGTGATTTCCTTGATCCGGCGCAGCAGGGCGGCCTCTTTCGCCGGGTCCGATTCCACGTCGGCCGACTTCGACATGGTCGTGATGTTCTGGTTGCGCAGATAGCCCTTGACGAAGCGCTGCATCGCCTTCCACGCGGCTTTCTCCTCCTCGCTGGCCCACTTCCCGACGGAGGGCTGCTTGATATCGAACACGTCGCGGCCGTCGGCATCGACCGTCAGGAAAATATCGGGCGAGACATACTGCTTGAAAAATTCGAGCTTTTGCAGCGGCGAGATATGCGGCGTGAACAGGCTGAATGTCATTTTCGACACGTCAACCGTGTTGATGCGCGCCTTACCGGCTTCCATCTGCTTGACGAGTTTCGCGCGGATATCCGGGTCCGTGCACTGCTCAAGCTCGGCATTGGCCTGCGTCAGGAACGCGGCGTAGGAGCCGGTGTAATAGTCGTTCGCATGCGTGACGTGCTGGCCGTCGGCCGACACGCACCACTCATCGGACGTGAGAGGGTCAAAGTCCGAAAACACGGTGCGCAGCTTTTCAACCGACACATACCCGGTTTCATCCTCGCTCTCGTATTTCGTCTTTTCGTAAAGCTGCGTCGGCGTGAGCGCGACCGTTTCCACGTTCGCCTTGATTTCGCCGCGCCAGAATGCGGTGAAGTCGCCCTTGTAGCGCGCATTGCGAATCGAGAGCAGCGCATCCTTCACGAGGCGCGACGCCTTGCCGATGGTCTTGTTACCGTAGCTCTGTGCGCGCGCGAGTTGCGCGGAGAGCACCGGGTACGCTTCGAGATAGTTGAACGGCTCGACGCTGTCAGCATCCTGCATGAGTTGCATCGCAGCCATACCGGCCGTGATCGCTTCCCACCACGGTTGCATGTCGCCCTCGCCGAGCGATTCGAGCGCCTTGATGGTCGCCGTGAGCCATGCGGGGACGTCCCCATAGCTGCCCATTGCATTGCAGTAGCGGGCGTATTCCTGCGCATCCTTCCACGTCACGCCCGCCTCGATAGCGGCAAAGGCCGTCGTGATCTTGGTGCCGACGTCGAGCATCTTCCGATCATCAGCAACCGCCGATTCGAGCACCGTCCATTCGCCATCGCGCATTTCAAGCGTTTGGCCGTCCTTGTGCAGCACGTCGCCGTCCTGATAGACGATAGGTGCGGTTTCCGTAGCTTCGAGCAATGCCCAGTCGATATGCGAGCCCGGAAAGCGCTTAATCATGCGCGCGATGTTGCTGATCGAGTCGTCGGAAATGACGGCTTCGACCTCGCCGAACTTGCCGTTGGTCGTGCCGACTTCGCCGAGAATGTACTTGTGACCGGTGCCGAGGAAATAGCGGCCTTCCAGAAACTCATCCCACAGCACGCGGGCCTGCGTGAGCGTGTCCGGGCTCTGCGTTTGCAGTTCGTCAATCTTTCGCGCCGTCTCGCGGGAGAACTTGCGGAAAACGATGACGTCGGTAATGGTGTCGGCCGCTGCGGACTCGCTGAAAATCTTGTTCGGCAGGCGGTACGCGCCGACAAACTCAGCCATGAGCGACGATTGCAGGCGCAGCTTCTGCGACTTCGAGCCCTTGCCGCTCACAATCGACGGCGGCACGATGAATGCGGCCAGGCCGTTCGGCTTGAGCTTTTGCAGCGAGCGCAGGATGAAATACTCTTGCAGGTTCGCTTTCTGGAACCGCTTGTCTTTCAGCTTGGCGTCGCCGCGCATGGCGTTGTCGCCGAACGGCACATTGGTAATGATCGCGTCGTAAATCTCGTCGGGCGTCTCTGCTGCGATGGCTTCAAAGGGCGAAACCGTCGTGCTCACGGTCGGGCCGTCGTTGATTGCGCCGTTGACCGCGCCGCTCGTGGCGTCGAGTTCGATCTGCGTCATGACGGCCGTTTTCGGGCGCGTCGCGGTGAATACGCCAGTGCCCGCCGACGGATCGCACACGCTACCGCCCTGAAAGCCCATTTCGCCGAGCAGTTCCCACATGGCCGCCGCGACGGGCTTCGGCGTGTAGTACTCGTGCGGAGAGCCGGTGAGGCCGTCCGCGCCCGTCAGGCCGCCGCCATTGCCGGAATACTTGGCGAGCACAACGCGATCCTCGTCAGTCACGGCGCGGCCGGACTCCTGAATCTCGCGGATCAATGCGATAGCGGCGTTATTGTCTTTCTGGCGTTGCGCGAGGGTTTTGCGCCCTTCCTCCGGGTAAAACTCGGCGGTCGGTTCGGTGCGCACTTCGGCGACTGGGGCCGGTTCGGGTATCACGTCCGGTGCGGGCGCGGCTTTGCCGAGAGCAATCGCGATATCGCGCAGGCGCTTGCCGATGTTCAGCGCGCGCAGCACGTCGGTCGTGCTGTCGGTCAGTCTCGCACGCTCGGTGATGAGGTCGCGCGCCTCTTTCGCCAGCTTCAGGCGTTCGAGGTCATTCTGTAAAGTCGTCATGTATCGCCGATAAAGGTAGTTGGCCGCGATAAATTCTCGCGGCCGTACTTGCCTTTACCGGCGTGCGTTTTCCTACGCAAAATCCCTCAGAAGTGAGGGATTTTCCCGGCCTTATGCGCCGATGGCCTTCGTCATGTAGTCGGTGTAGGAGGCCACGGCCGCGCGCACGGCCGCCTCAATCTCGCTGTCACCGGGGTATGCGCCGAGCGTCGTCTCGATGCGTTCGGCGACGCCGTCGGCCATCATGTCGATACTCTGCGCTTCGACGGCCTTCAGGAAATCGAGGTCGGCGGCCCGATTGCCGTTCTCAGCGGGCACGACGGGCGGCACCACGGTGACACCTTCGGGCAGCGGCTCCGTGAGCGTGGCGGCCGGTTCTGCTGCCGTTGGCGCGGCCCATCCGTCGCCCGGCCACTCCTCAGCCATGACGCTCGCGACCTCCTGCAGGAGGTCCGGGCGCTTCGTGACGATCCACGTTGCGAGCGCGGCGCGCGTCATGCCGTCGGGGTTGTCGGCGGGCAGCGCATCGAGCACGCGGTAGACGTCGATACGGCGCAGGGCTTCGATAGAGTCGGCAGCAATGGCGATGTACTTCTGCATGATTTCGTCGGAAAGGGTGGTTGCGGGTTGGCCCACAGAATCGGGCACAACTGGCGCAGCTTCGTCCGGCGTTTTCCCTGCATCAAGCGAATCGGCCGGTTCTGGCGTCCAATCGGGGTTTTTGAGGGAACCCACCGGCTTCGAAACCCAGTAGAGGTCGAGTTCAACGCCATTTCGCACGAGTTCATCAATGCTGATATAGCCCAGTTCCGCGTTTTGCAGGTCACCGTTCAGGATGGCGAGACCAAACGCCTGACGCGTGCCGTTACCCGACTTGTCCTTTTCGGTGATGTACCAATCCGAACCGCCATTGAAGTAGTGCAGGCGTGCGGGTGCGCTCAGACCCATGCCGTCGGTATCGTAGGTGCCTGGCATCGTGTCGATCACATTCGCCCATTCGATGGCCATGTCGATGAAATGCTGGCCTTCCTCGCCTGACATGGCGGACGCCATAACAGTGCGCTGCGCACGCGGCAGGAACGCGGTGAGGCGTTCTAGCGCCTTCATGCCTTGGCCGCGCGTGGCGACGGGCGGCACGATTGGAGCGGCTTCAACCGGGTCCGGCTCGACGGGAGCAATCCGCGCGTTGGCCGCGTTGGCGGTGTGCCACGCCTTCGTGTAGGCCGTCAGAATCTCATTGGTGCCACCGCCCACCGGCAGGCCCGCAATCAACGGCATAACAGCCGGGTTAAGCGCGGGAGCCGATCCAAGTCCGTCGGCAAAAGCCTGCGCGCCCATTTCAGTCGCGCGTGCAATGCGCTCATCAATGCTCAGGGCTTGCGGTTCCGGCGCGGATTCTTCAAGTTCGCGAATGATCGTCAGAATTTCGTTCGAGAGGTCGAGCGAAGCCAGCGGGTCGTCAGAGGCGGATAGCGATGCTGCAAGCTGCATCAGACTGCCGGATAGCTCGATGGCCCGCAGTGGATCGACAGAGTCGAACATTGACACGCCAGCAGGTCCCGCGCTGAGTTGTTCGAGCACTTGCGCGCGGGTAGCCTTTTCAACGGGGCCGAACATATCGGAATCGTCCTTGGTGAATTCTTCGTAGGCGAAGCGCGCGGCAGTGCGCAGACGCTCGCCGATCTTCTTCGCGCTTCGGATATTGTCAGCAAAGAGGCGAACAACGGCCATCGTGTCAGGCGATAGCGTCATGTCGGTTTGCTTGGCGAATTCCGCCAGCTTCACGCCTTGGCGCTTTGCGTTGATCGCGAGGCTCGCGGCTTCGGTGACAATGCCGCGAAAATCGAGGTCGCCTGCGCCTTCGAGCCGTGCGAGTTCGCTTGAGGCCGCCGCCATGCCGCCCAAAATCGTCTTGATTTCTGGATCGACGGATTGAGCGTAAAGCCGCACTAGCTCTGCATCGCCGTAGGCTTTCCAAAAGACCGCCGCCATCAGCCGGTCATAGGCTTTCTGGCCCGGATGCTTGCCGTCCATCAGATTGTTGCGCTCGCTCTCGGGCATGGCAGCGATGAAATCGAGCGCAGCGGCTTCGGTCGGCTTGCCATCGTCCGATACGTCGAGGTCCGATAGGTCGAGCCGCTTGGCGTCGTTCTGGGCCGCTTCGACCGGCGAAAGGTCCGACGTGCCACGCTGATTCGATATATCGCCGATGTTATCGGTCACGTCCTCAGCACGCATGATCCGCACGAGCACTGGCGCATCAAAGGCGTCGATCTGCGTGGACGCTATGCCCGTCGTCTCGTCCTCTCGCAATTCGCGCACATATTCCGCAGCAGTTCCGCGAGCGAAGCCCGCCACCAGTCCGGCGACACGTCCATTGCCCGCGATTGCGCGCAGCTTGCCGGGCGCGCCGTTCGTGTAGTCCGCATTGGAAAGACCGTCAGCCGTGTTGCTCGTGAGCAGGTCGGCGGCTTCCACGACGGCATACTGCACGGCAAATCGGCGGCCGTCAGCGGCGACCGCCTTATCTTTTCGTCCAAGCGCGATCCGCGAGGGCATGGCGTCGTCGTTGCCGAAAACGATGGGCGTGCCGCTTGCGAATTCCTTGGTCGGCGCGACGCGGTAATAGTCCGGCATCGCCGCAATGGAGTTCATTTGCGCAATCATCGCAGGAGTGCTGCGGTCGCGATTTTGCAGGATGACATTGCGTGTCGGTGCGGTAAGTCTTTTCAGGAGCGCGAGCAGGATTCCGGTTGCGGTTAACTCCGCCACCGGGTCCGTTGCTTCTTCCACGACCTTGACGGCGGCGAGCACGTCGCCGGACAACAGTGCTTCACTGAGGTCCATACCGCGCGCATCGTCAAAGAGAACCCGCAGGCTCTCCAGTTCCGGTTTGTCTGCGGTTTCCATTATTGGCCCATCGCTGCGCGAGCCTTTGCCAAGGCGTACGTTTTGTATGCGTTTGCCGCCTGTGCGAAAAGGTCGACAAATTCGGCATCGTCCTTATAGTCGGCATGCAGCAGTTTCAGGTCACCCGGAATGCTTGCGTCCGCGAGGTCGCGCGCGCCATCAATGATCGAGCGCAGGAAGTCGAATGCCTCGCTACGCGGGTCCGCAGCGGTAGAGGTCGGCTCTGCAACGGCGGGTTCTGCTGCTGCCACCGGCTCGACGGGGGGCGCTTCCGGCTCCTTCGGCTTCATCCATTCGGCGGCTTCCGGCGAGGGCGTGAGATCCGGCTCGCCACCGAGCGATTCAATGAACGCATCGCCGTCGATACCGTTGTTACTGGCGAGTTTGCGGAATTCGGAGAGAACAGCCTGAGCGCTTTCGATTTCCGCTTTGCGGTTCAGGTATGCGTCGGCCTGATAGCGACCATTGCCACCGATCTTCTGTTCGAGCGCTTTCGCGTCGTCAATGCCCTGGCGGATTTCGCGCAAGGTATCGAGCGCGAACTGAACGCGCTTTCTCACCACTTCTGGCACGGCAGGCGCGAGAGGAGCGGTAGCGGCTTGTTCAGCGACAACGCGCGCGGCTTCATCGGCGGCGGCTTGTTCAGCGGCCACGCGGGCAGCCTCTTCTTCGGCTTCTGCTGCTGCCTGTGCCTCAGCGGCGGCCTGCGCATCGGCGGCGACGCGGGCCGCTTCAGCTTCGGCAGCAACGCGCTCGGCTTCGGCGGTGGCTTCTGCTGCAACGGCGTCGCGGCCCTGTTTGTTGCCAAGCATCCACGCGTCGAGCAATGTCTGATCGCCCGTCACCCAGTCCGGGGGCGTCGCGTTGCCTTCGCGGCCTGCGGCGAGGCCGTCAGAGACGGCGCGGTCGAGGTCCGCTTCGCCTGCGTGCGGATCGACGGCGGGCAACGGTTCCGGGTCCGGCGTGGGTTCGATGACCGGGTCCGTCGTGTCCGTCACATCGGTGATGGTCGGCTTTACCTGCGCGGTGTCTTTGACGACCGGCGTGACTTTCTTCAGCGCGACGGCCGATTCCAGTTCGGTGATTTCGGTATTGAGCGCGGCAAGCGTAGCCTCGCCATCGGCGTACTGTTTTTGCAGGCTCGCGATGTTCGCCATCCGTTCCGAGCGCTTGGCGTTGGTCCGCGCAAAGCTGGCACTGTTGCGCGAGGCGAGCGTCATCACGCGCGCGGCGACGTTCTGGACATTCAGGTCACGGCCACGCTCAGGCGCGACAACAATCGTCACATCCTTTTTGTTCAGCATCCACTTCCACGACACGACGTCGTCAGTCGCCATGATCTTCTTAGGCGTGACGTCCGGGTTGTGGAAAAAGATCGTGATCGTCTGCCCGTCGGACAGTTCGAACACGGCCGCCACGTTCGTTGTTCCCTTCTGCGTGAAGGGGTCGCTGATCTGCACGCTAAGCGCGCTCAGGTCGCCGCCCTTGCGGTTCATCACCCGCTGGAGGATTGCCATGCGTTGCGGCAGCTTCGCATACGGCACCACCAATGCGTCGAGCGTCACGATACCGTCGGCGTCATCCATGATATCGGCCATGCACACCGGATCGAACATCAGGCCGTCCGCGCCGTCATGCGCGCGGAGGTCATAGAGCACCTGCGCAATCGTCTTGCCGCGCGGTTGGTTCGCGCTATCCCAAAGCACCTTTTGCATAGGGGTTTTTTCCTCTTTAGGGAGTTGATCTTTTGTGAGCGGCTTCGACAGGTCGCCGTTCGCCATCCACCACCGCAGTTGATCTAGCGAGCAGGGCACGCAGCCCATAAGGCCCGGCCAGCCCGCATTGAAGTTGCTCAGATATCCCGCCTCAGCCGTGCGCTGATCGGGGAAACCGAGCATCACCTTGTGCTCATCGAACGCGCCATTGAAGCCCTGATTGACGACGTAGACCGCGCCGCTTTCCGGGTACGGCCCGACGTAGCAATCCAGTTCATCACCGTCTGCACCCGTCACGCCCTCGATGTAGCCGTAAT